AATACATTAAAAATGAAAAGACCCTAAAATTCGTGGCAAACGATGTTTTAGCAGAGCTTTTTAAAATGATTTTAAGTTCTTTTAGAAAGAAAAGAACAAAGGCAACCAATCTTATTGATGAAGATACAATGAAGAGTATGAACGAAATCATCGATAAAATTAATGAAAAGATATTTGTAGAACAAACTGATGAAAATTCAATCTATGATTATCAAAATTTTATGTTACATAATAAAATTAAATCTTCAGTTGACTTAAATGAAGCGCTCAAAGTTAATCATGTTGAACAAGGAAAACAACCAGTAAATATGTTTGTTGGAAGATTTCAACCATTTACATTAGGACATGCTAAAGTATTGGAAACAATTCATAAAGAAAATGGCTACCCAGTAGTTGTATTTTTAGTTAAAGCAAAAACTAAAAAGAAAGGTGATGAATTTAGCAGACCATATGACGAGAGCACTCAAATAGATATGTTCAATAATGTTAAAAAACAGTACCCATTCTTAAAAGAAATATTTGTAATTCCAACTGGCGGTATTGATACTATGTTTAATGAAATGAGACCAAAATACGAACCAGTACTTTGGGGAACTGGAAGCGATAGAATGGCAAGTTATGGTTATCAAGTTAATAATGATTCTTATAGAGACCAATTAAACGTAAGAGCTGATTTTGGACTTTTTGAAATTTCAAGAACTGACGACGATATTTCAGCAACTGCTGTAAGAAACGCATTATTAGATGGTAATGAAAAGCAATTCCAAAATTTAACGCCAAAGGCAGTTCATGGAATGTACAACGAATTAAAATACAAAATTGAAGATTCAATGGGAGTTGTTGCTGAATCAGTTTCAACAGAAATCATGACATTTGAGCAGTTTATTAATAAAGATATATAAAACATAAATAAAATAAAAAATTATGAATTTCAACCAATTCTTAAATGAAGCATACGGAAAACCAGCAGGTCTTACAAAGGAAGAGACTTTAGAGGTTGCACAGAAATTTGCCGATGCAATGTCTAAAATAGACAAAAGTAAAGTTACTGTAAACAAAAGAACATTAGAGGAAGATTCATTTGACCTTGATATTGACGGAGAAGAATTTGATGGAGGTTCATATAACATTTATCAAAATGGAAATGTTATGAATATGGCGGTACCTTCAAATCCTATATATGGTAAGAAAAATGATTCAGTAGATACAATTGCTAAAAACATGAAAAAAGCATTTACAAATGAATCATTTTTAGATGCATATGATAAAAATTCAGAAGAATTAGATGAAGCTAAAGGTTTTAAAAACACTGAAAACTTTGAAGATTTCTTAGAGGAAATCGACAGTATGCCAGAATCAGCAATTAAAAAAATCATGGGTAAAGATTACATCGATACACCAGGAGGTTATGCTGATGAAGCAGAGGATTACGATAATGACATTATTGAATATATGATTTCTAATATGGGTCGTAGTGAATTTGAAAAACTGCAAGACTATTGGGAATCTAACGTTGCAGAATCTGTAGTAACTGAAGCTAAAGCATTACCTTTAGATAAATTAGTAGACATGGCCGGAGATAAACCGACATGCTATGACTTAGCTGACTTTGTTTATACAAACTATGACAAGGTAACTGGTCTTAGAAAATCAATGAGAAATGATGAGATGGATTTCCCTGACGAAATCGTTGATCTAGTAGATCATTACGGATTTGACATCGATGAATTCGCTGATTGTTATGGAATGGCTGCAGAATCTGTAGTTAATGAAAGAAACGTTACAATCAAAAGACAATATACTGAAAATCATCCAGCAGTTATTGTTGGTAAAGCAGCAAAAATTAGAAATAAAGTATTAGAAGCTATCAAAGATGGTAAAATATCTCAAGTAGAATTTGACAACTTATTAAAAGAAATGACAACAGATTCTAAAAGATGGTTAAAAAGAAATGCGCGACACTTTAATGTATCTGAAGATGGAATTAGTTTATCTAAGTCTGGGAAAACAATTCTAAAAAATGTTATGGTTGCTGAAGCAACTGAAAAAGCCCCTAAAATTTGGGTTCCTGGCGGTTTCGACAAAGCAATTTCAAAATATCCAAATTCAAAAATTACAAGAAAAATTGTATTAGATGCAGCAGTTAAATGGGATGTTGATCCTGAAGACGCAATTGCATACGTTGAATATGGTTGGGCAATAGACTTAGATGAAAATAAAAACACAAAAGATATGAAAACGAAATTTATTTATGAATCATTCTCAGAATTCGTTGAGAATAAATTAAATGAAGGTACATTAAACGAGGCTTTTGCTTCTACAAAACTTGCAAGTTTATTAATAGGTGCATACGCAATGCCAAAAGATCTTCCACAAGCATTTTACAACATGGCGAAATTAGCACTTGACAAAATTCAAGATATTGATATTCTCGAAATGACACCAGATCAGGCAAAGAAAGAGAAAAGAGCAAGAGCTGTTTATTTTTACTTTACAACAAATGAAAAAGAAAATCCATATGCTGGTAAAAACTCATGGAATGCAAAATCAATTCCTGCAAATACATTATTAGCAATAACAGACGGTTCTAACGAATGGATGAATACAGAATGGAGCAAGCACAGTAGACAAGCAACTGGTAGAACTTTAGTAAAAACTAAAAGAGATGATTCTGCTGGAATCAATAAATCAAGTGCTAACGATCAATATGGTACCGGTATTTCAAGTTTGAAACAAGTAGTTGATTTAGCTGATAGAGCATATTGTTTAGACTTAACAGTTCTTGATGCAAGATATTCAACATCTTCATTAAAAGCAGACAGAGAAGCTGCAAGAAAAGGAGCAACTGCAATAATGGATCCTAGAGCATTTAAAGATGAAAATAAAGCAAGATATAATGCAATTTTAGCTAAAAAAGCAGCTGCAATGCCAATTGACCAAGTAGTTTTAGATGCAATTGATGCATTATCAAATCAAATCAAAGATGCTTTAACTAAAGGAGAAAAAGGAAAATATGGCGATATGCTAATTGGATTAGATCCAAGAGGAAAAGAAGTTAAAATAGGAGATGCTTCAAATTTAATGAGAAACATCTTAGATGAATATAATAGATATGTACAGGCTGTTGCTAGTGACGAAAAAGAAAAAGCAGCAGGATATGACACTGATTATTACGAACGTGAATTAACGAAATACGCAAAAAACATTAGTGATTATACTAAGAAAATCGAAACTAAAAGTTACGGCTGGTAAAAAATAAAAAATTATGAAACATATAAAACTATACGAAGATTTTGTAAACGAAGACAAAAGCAAAAAGAATAGATTTTTAGGAGTCTTTGCACCTGGTAAAGAAGTATTCCAAAGAGTAATAAAAAAAGTAGATGCATCATCTATTGAGGATTTGATTAAGTACACTGAATCTAACGGAGATGAGGTTGAAAGACATGGTACCTCAGCATGGGCAACAACCAAAGAAAGTAGAGAAAACGGACAAACAGTATGGAGTTATGATGGAAAAGATTTAATGTTTGTTAATCCAAATACGCCATCAGTATACGACGAATATATTCGCAAGAAAATAAAATAAAACGATGAAACATATTAAATTATACGAAGAATTCTTAACAGAAAAAGCATACAGAATGACTGGTCCGTACGCTTCAAAGGGTATTATTGGTAAAGTAATGCAAGCTTTTAAAAAAGAAATTGAAAGAGTTTCATTTGAAGGAGATGCTGCCGATACCCTAGAAGAAATTAATGGAGCTTGGGGAGATTTCTATAAAGATGGTGTTAAGATCATTTTAGATGAAGTTCAAAAAGCGGTTAAAGACATGGAACAAGTAGTTTATGTGCATGTTCAAGGACTAAATAAAACATGGGAACCTGACACTGCTAATAAATTAAACTCTGATGGCGGCCCTCTATATATTGCAATTCCTGGCGATTTTGTAATTAATGTTGGTTTCATGGATGATGTTGATGGAGGAAAATTCTCTAGAAAACTAGGAGGTATGCAAAACAATGCAATCCCAGGCGGAGAAGACATTCACGGAACATTTGATTCTAATATTGGAGAAAATAATGTTGAAATCAGAGGTTCTGAAATCATACAAATAGACGCAAAATAATTATGCCAAGTACTAGTAAAGCACAACAAAGATTAATGGGTATGGCGTACTCTCTTAAAAAAGGAGATATGGACCCTAAGGATGCGAGTCAAGAAGTAAAAGATCTTGCAGATTCTATGACACTTCAACAACTTAAGGATTTTGCAAGTACTGAACATGAAGGACTTCCAGATCACGTTAAAGAAGGAGAAGACCATGAAGTTGGAATGGCAATGGGTCAGATAGAAGCAATTAAAAAAGCTGCTGATGAACTATTAGGAAAAATTGGTCAAGTTGAAAAGAACTTACCAGGATGGATTCAAGCGCACATCACTTCAGCGTACGAATACTTAAAACAAGCAAATGATAATTTTCATGAACTTGAAGAGGGTATCTCTGCAGCAAATATCGGAGGTATTGGAGCTACATTATTACCAACAGCGACTCAACCAGGATCTGGTGATGTTTTATCAGGAGCTGGAGATGCTGAAGAAGAGCATTTAAAAAGAAAAAAAGAACGTAAGGATTATTTAACAAACCGTAAAAAATTCAAAACGTTCGAACAATATATTAATGAAGGTGTTGAAACTGCAGTTAATACTTTTGCAAACGATGAACAGCAAGAAGGATATGATGCTAAAGTTTTTTTAGGACAATTTGACGGTAGAAGTTTTAAAGCTCAAGTTTGTACAAAATTATGGCCAGACGGAGTACCTGTAACCAAACATTTTTCTAAATTCCAAGATGTAAAATTAAAGGGAGAATTTCAATTAGTAGACTCTGATCGTGGATGGTGGTATATACACGGACCAAAAGGAGCTTGGTATGCTGTTAAACATGCTGACTATGGAACACCACCATTTGAATATTAATAATTTTGAGTATCATCGAATTATACCATTAATATGGATTTAAAGACCCTGATTTTTCAGGGTCTTTTTGTGTTTATAAACTTTTTTAGAAAGTATTATATAATATTCAACTTTAAATAATCATAATATGAACTACATATTTCGACCAGAAAATTATAAAGATTGGGCAAAATCAGCTATTAATAAAATAGAAAAAACAATCGATTCTTGTATTAATGTCGAGCAAGTAGAAGTATCTAAAAAAATGGTTGATAACTTTATTATTATTACGGCTCTTGAAGATGACATTATAGAAGAGGATTTAGAATCAGTAATAAGACTTTTTTGGCTAAAAATAGATTTAAAAAAACAAAGTTTTTTTGAAACAAACTCAAAGTAATTAGTATAAGTTAAGAACTTAAAAATAATCAAAATGAAATTCGTAGACGCATTAAGACAAGAAGACATCGTAACAGAAAATGGAATGGCAACAAATTCAACTTCATTGAATGCATGTGTTGACCTTTTCTTTAATATTGGAGCAATGAGAGGCCAAGACAAACAACGTTTGATCGCAACCTTTTCAAAAGCATTTAACGAAGATCCTAAGCGTGCTATGAAACTACTTTTTTGGGCTAGAGATGTTCGCGGTGGAGCCGGAGAGCGTCAAGTCTTTAAAGACATTTTAGTTTATTTAGCTGAAAATCATGATTTGGTCCTAAAACCAAATTTACACTTAATTCCAGAGTATGGTCGTTTTGATGACTTATTATCTCTTTTTGGAACTTATTTAGAAAATGATGCATTAATTATAATTGAAAATGCTATTAAAGCAGAAAATGGTTTATGTGCAAAATGGATGCCACGTAAGGGTCAAAATGCTGAAAAGTTACGTAAATTCATGGATTTATCTCCAAAACAATACCGTAAAACTTTAGTTAATTTGACTAATGTAGTTGAAACTAAAATGTGTGCTAAAGAATGGGATTCTATTGAATTCGGTAAATTACCATCAGTTGCTTCTGCAAGATACCAAAAAGCCTTTGGTAAAAATGCATATGAAAGTTATTCAGCTTATATTGCTTCTCTTGTAAAAGGAGAGGCCACAATTAATGCAGGTGCAGTTTATCCTTATGATGTTACAAAATCATTAAATTATGGAAATGCAACCGTAGCAAACGAACAATGGAAAGCACTTCCAAATTATTTAGAAGGAGCAAACGATATGATTTTACCAGTGGTGGATGTTTCAGGTTCTATGTCCTGCTCAGCAGGTGGTAGTAAATCAGTAACATGTATGGATGTTGCAATCTCTTTAGGTCTTTATATTTCTGAAAGAAATGAAGGTCCTTTTAAAGATGCATTTATAACATTCTCAAGTACTCCGCAGTTACAAGTATTAAGTGGTTCATTGAAAGATCGCTACACACAGATGTCAAACTCCGATTGGGGAATGTCTACAGATCTTGAGGCAACTTTCAAGCTGATCTTAGATCAGGCCACTAAGCATGGATTATCTCAAGATGAAATGCCAAATAAAATCCTAATCCTATCAGATATGGAGTTTAACGCAGCAACCAGATCCAGTGGTTGGAGAAATCAAGCGTCATGGAACCTAACAGCTCAACAAGTAATTAATGACATGTATGAGTCTTCAGGTTACAAAATGCCTCAAATTGTTTATTGGAACATTCAATCCAGAAATGGTGGAGTACCAGTTGCATTTGATACAGAAGGAACTGCATTGATTTCAGGATTCTCTCCAGCAATTATGACAAGCTTACTTGGAGGAGATATTGAATCTCCACAGCAAATCATGGATAAAACAATCATGAGTGAGAGATACTCTCCAATTGTTTAAGATATATAAAAGAAAACAAAATTAATATGAAACATATTAAATTATTTGAACAATTTGTTAACGAATCTGATCATAATGCATTCGAACCAATTGAAAATGGACAAAGTCCAAAGGCATATAAAAGCCGTAATGATGTTTTCATTATTAATATGACAGCTAAAAAGGTTGATAGCACTATTAACAAGATTGTTAAAAAACCAAATGTAGTTGAAGGAGATGGATATAAAATATTAGCAGATTCTGCAGGTAGCATTGTATTTTTTGAATTAACTCAAGTTGCAGAAGAGGTTGCTCAAACACTAGGTGGAGAAGCAGTATCTAAAGTAACTTTATCAGATGGTAAAACTGAATCTGCATCTTCTAGAGGAGGTTCATTCATAATTATTAAATAAAAGAAATTAGGTTCCTTACAGCAAACAATACTCAAGCAATTATTAACTAGCATACGGAATGGAACCTGGCGGATAGGTACAGCAAAAAGTAACATACAACTATGACAGAGGTCTAGAAAAAAGTGGAGTTTTAAAATGGTTTGCCCTCTAAAACGTTGAAGCCCTAGACAATGTGAAGACTAACACTAGAAAATGGGTCACAAGTCATACCACCCCAATAGGTTACAAGTAGGATGGGTCGAAGTTTAGTAGACGCTCGCGAAAGTAAAAGCCGAAGACTATAAAGAGGGTTATTCTGCCGAGAAGAAAATCACGAACAACTATCCCGTATTAAATTAGAATCCTGGTAAAATTGTTAATAACTTTTTTAACCAGGATTTTTTTATGTCAAATGTTTTGATTATATTTACATATCAAATTAAAACTTATACATCATGTCAGAAGAATCTAATTACCTAGCAGAACAAGAATATAGAGAGTATATGAGATTAATTAACTCAGTTGAAATCTTAACTCAAGCAGAATATGAGTTATGTAAAAAATGGGACGCTGAAGAGGCTTGGAAGTATTTAAACAATATTGGAGAAGGTCGTTGGCTAAACTGCAATGTTTATTCTGAATATGACCATGAAAAGCGTCAGTTTGAAATGGAAACAGGAGTTGTTGGAAGTTATGACGATCCTAATTATTTACGTGCATAAAAAACAAAAGCAATATATAACATATAATACTTAAAACTTATTTTATGAACATTTTAGATGAAGCAAGCGGAATAGTTAATAACCGCTCAGAAGAAGCAGATAGACAATATGGTCCTTTCTCAGAAGGCATGGACAGAGCTGCAATGATTTTTACTGGTATGACCGGAATTGAAGTTACCGGAGAACACATGTTTAAGGCATTAGTTGCACTTAAATTTTCAAGAGAATCTTACAATCACAAGCGTGATAACCTATTAGATGCAGTTGCATACATCCAAGGATTGGATAACTACATTGAAGAAAAACAAAACAATGGTTAACATTTACGAAGTTTTAGAATCGTTACAAGGCAAGAAGATTGCAATTGATGATGTAGTAACTACATATAGTTCTAAGAAAGCTAGCCATAAAAGTGCATGGGCTTTTCTCTTAGCAAATCAATTAAAGTCTTTAGGTCTAGATGTTGAAGTACTTACTAAGTCTGAGGATATTCATTCTTTCGACGTTTGGTTAGTAGCACTTCCAATGGAATTTCAAGGGTCTTATAATCTATTCGGTGGAGCAACTGATGAGCCAGCAGAAAGAATTAAAAGATTCTTAGATTTTAAAGGACAAATCTATTGTTTAAATAGAGAAATGCCAGATGTCGGAGCATTCGCACAAAGTAGAATGAAAGCATGCTCTCCATTATGGGCATCTCTTAATGTTGATGAACTTTCAAAAAAGAGTAAAGAAACCCAAACAATTGAATTAAAATTATCTTCCGGAACATTTGTTCTAGGAGATTCACACTCAGTTTCAGTCTATCATCCAGGTGGAAACATTAGTAGGAATGATGGTAAAACATTGTTTGGAGTTATGAAGGAGGGAATGGCATCCTATATACCTGAAGGAACAACTCATTTGATAACCTACTTTGGAAATATCGATATTCGCCATCATCTTTGCCGACAAGAAAAACCAGTAGATGCAACTAAGAAACTTGTAAAGAATTATTTTGAACATTTAAAATCTCTTAATATTGAAAAGATTTCAGTGGTTAAATTACTTCCAATCGAATTCGAAGAACGCAGAATCCCAAAGACTGGATTTTATAAAGGAACCCCATTTATTGGTTCTCAACGTGAAAGAACTCAATTGATGCAAATCTTTAATGAAGAGGTTGTAAATCTCTCGGCTATATATAATATGAATGTAATCGAATGGCCAAGTAATTGGTACGAGGAAGATCCAAAGTATTTTGCAGATACTTATATGGAGAAACCAGGTTCCGTTCACTTATCTAGAGAGTTTTATCAATATGATTTCGAGACGTCCGAAAAAAATAAAACATTAAAGAAAACTATTAATAGTCTTTTTTGAAACTTTTTAAATAAACCCAGTATAAATTAATATAAAATTAAATTTTTAACAAAATGAACAAAATTAAAGTTGGAATTATTGGCACAGGAAATTGTGCAAAATCATTGGTTGAAGGAGTTCAGTTCTACACAGAAAATACGAACAACATTACCGGAATGATGAAATCAGATATTGGAGGTTACAAAGCTGAAAATATTGAATTTGTATGTGGATTCGAGATTGACGAACGTAAAGTTAATCAAACTCTTGGATATGCATTAAAACAAAAACCAAACTGCGCGTATGACATCGTTGATGTTATTACTTCTACAGCTCCAGTTTACGAAGCACCAGTAATCGATGGTTACGCTGCATTGATGGATAACTATCCAGAAGCAAACAGATTTTTAGTTGACGAGAAATTAAGAAACTCAACTGATAAAAATCGTACAGATTGGACTAGCAGAAAATCAAGAGAGTGGAAAGATCAAATCATTGCTAAATTAAAAGAGCATGAAGTAGAAGTATTGGTAAACTATTTACCAGTAGGTTCTCAAAAAACTACAGAATTTTGGGCTGAAATCTGTCTAGAAACTGGAATTTCTTTCGTAAACTGTATTCCTGTATTTATTGCATCTGACCCTGCATGGGAGCAAAGATTCATTGATGCTGGAATTCCATTAATTGGAGATGATATGCGTTCTCAATTTGGAGCAAGTATTTTATCTCAAATGTTGCAAGAATTGGCTTTTGAAAGAGGTCACCATGTAAAAGCGCACATCCAAAGAAATGTTGGAGGTAACACCGATTTCTTAAACATGGAAGATAAATCACGTTTAGCTTCTAAAAAGATTTCGAAAGAAAATGTTATCCGTGCACAAAATGAAATTAGAGGAATCTCAACTGAAGATTCATTTTTACATGCAGGTCCTTCTGAGTATATCTCATTCTATGGAGATAACAAAGTTGCTAACTTCCGTTTAGAACTTGAAGGATTTGGAGGAGCGCCAGTTCTTTTTGATGCTCAATTAAGCGTACAAGATTCACCAAACTCTGCAGGAGTTGTAATCGACGCGATCCGTTACTTAAAAGTAGCGAGAGAATTAGGAGTTGTAGGAGCATTAAGAGGTCCTTCAGCGTTTACACAAAAAACTCCACCAGATCAGATGATGTTCTCGGATGCTGTTTATGAGTGTACTGAATTAGCTGCAAGACGCTTAACAGATTCTACTAGAAAACAATTAGTTGCTACAACTAAGGCTCTTTAATTAATTAACTTATGAAAAAGAGAGCTTACGAGCTCTCTTTTTTTATCAAAAAAGTCAGTGAATGTTAAATATTTTTAAAAAGAAAAAAACAAACGGAGAAGTTTATGGATATGATTTTGATGGAGTAATTTCAATAGGAATTACACCAAGATCAGAAAGCGACGTTATTATAACTGGGAGATGTATCGATGAACAAGAAGAAATTAAAGCAATCTTAAAAGAACGCGGAATCAAGTGCAAGGTTTACTTTAATCCAATGACGCTTGCTCAACGAGGAAATCATACAGTAGAGGCTAGAACGTTTTCAGGAAATCATAAAGCTAAAACGATTGGAAATCTTTTAGATAATGGAGTTAACATTACTAGATTTTTTGAAGATGACCCGATTCAATACCAAATTATTCAAGAAAATCATCCCCAAATTCAATTAGTAAATATTGTATCTTCTTTAGTAAAAAAATAAGTATGTGGACAGTAGAACAAAAGCAATTAAATAAATTAAAACGAGAATACTGTAAATATTTAGATGCTACTGAAAGAGTTGATAGAGACATGATTAAAGATTGTCTTCGTCATTATATACATGAAGATGTTGATTATACTGGTAAAGTATGCCTAGATCTTGGAGGTAATGTTGGCGGTTTTACTAAAATTGCAATTGACGGCGGAGCGTCAGCAGTATACACAGTAGAATGTGATACAAGAAATTTTGAAAAGCTACAAAATAGTTTTGCAAACGAACCAAAGGCAAACATTATGCATGCCGCAGTTTCTGGATGTAAAGATAAAACTATTAAGATCTATAAAGGAAATTCTGGAGGTTCACATTGTTCAACCTCAATTATTAAAAGAAGTTCATTTAATGAATACGACGAAGTTAGAAATATTCACATCAAAGAACTTTTAGAAACTTACAAGCCAGATATTATCAAAGTCGATGTTGAAGGTGCTGAGTATGACATAATTCAAGATATTGCCCAATATTATCCTGACGTTCTATTTATAGAATTACACATGGGTAAAGTAAAACAATTTGCACAACCAACAATTGACTTATTAACAGGATTATACCCAAAAAATCAAGTTAATAGTTTTGAAGTATTCAAACATATTGGAGGATACGATTGCTGGTTTAAAAAATAAAACATAAATGGAAAACTTAGCAGAAATTGCAAACATGGACATTATTAAAGACGTCGGAAGATTCTTTAATAAAGTTAATGAAAGAGCCCTTTACAATATGGGAGTTCTTGAAAGTTATGATAGCGGAGGCGATGAAGCACTTGGCGAAACTGTTGAATATTTCCATCCACAAATTACGTTGGATGATCGTATGAGATATATCATGGAGAACATTGTCAATGCACCTATGTCGATGGATAATATTATATGCAACACAATCATCTCTCACTTCTATGGAGCCCGAGGTATTCACCAAGTACTTACAAGAGATCCAAATCCAAAAACAGCGCTAATAGATTTTGAAAGATTATTAGTTGATCGAGAATATGAAAATAAGATTCGTAAGAATTTAGAAGATGCTGTTTCTTTAGGACTACCAATATATGGATCAACCGAATTACGTACTAGTTTATTTGGAGCTGCCAATAATTATGTCGCAGAACTAAGAAACCAACCGCGAGATGCTCATAAGATTAATATTTTACTATGGGTTGCTAGCTTTATACCTCGAGGAATCACAGGAAGGATGGCCCAGGTTAACTCTTTATCTGAAATGTTTAATATACTAACAGAAATCGAGGGTGTAGGGTCTTACTACGGATATCACTGTTCAACATCGAACTCTGTAAATCCAAGAATCAATATAGACCATGACGAAAGATATTGTGTACCAGGCCCTGGAGCCAGATTTACATTAGATTTAATATTTGGTTCAGATTGTACAGTACCACATGGTGATAGAGTTATTTGGTTCCGAGAAAATTATAAAGAACTTATTGGAGAAATTCCATTACATGAATCTACCCACAATATTGTAGTTGATGGTAAAAAGATTTTTAGGCATGAGCAAGATGAACTTAAAACTTATGGATGTGAGGTTGGCCTTTGCCAGTATGGAGTTTATTACCGATTGAGAAGCAATCCACATTTAATTAGCCGAAGAAAAGTAGCCAGGGTAGACGAGAATCTAATGGAATATTTTTTTAATAATAATTTTGAACAAAACGCTCTTTTTTAATATAACAACTATAAAAAATTAAATATGGCAAATATAGACAATGAATGCAAAGATTTGGAAGTAAAAGACTTTTACGAACAATCAACAACACATTTAGCTGACATCATGGAAAACCAAAAGAAAATGCAAGAGCAAACTTATGGTTTTAATTTCGAAGAGATGTCAATTAGAGATATTATGAACTTTTGGCATGTTAACACGCATGCTGTAGTTGATGAAATTCACGAAATGACAGATGCTCTTGGAGGTATTAAAGATGGAAGTGGAAATGCAGTATGGAAATATTGGAAAAAAGACTTTTCAAAGTTTGAAACAATGAAAATCTCTGACCTTTCTGAAGATGATAAAAAAGAACTTTATATGGAATGGGTAGATATTTTACACTTCTTTATAAACTATGCATCTTCAATCGGATTAGATGCAAAAACAGCATACAATTATTACTTCGCAAAAGCCGAAGAAAATGTTAACCGTCAAAAAAGAGGATATTAAATGATATTAGACATCGAACAGCGTGAAAAAGATGTAATCATTTCATACTACAATGAAAAAGGAGAAGTAGCATTCAAACAATATCCAGTGGACAAGTTCCAAAACTGGTATGTTTGTGATGACAAAGACAGAGCGGCCAGTCCAGAGTATAAAAACTGGGACGGCCGTTCGGTCAAATTAGGATATGGAAGACAATTCAACAAGTTTTCGATCCTATATTTCTTAGATAGCCTTTCTGAGAAAGATAAAGCTGACCTAACAGCTTACAATATGCCGAAAACTTATTTCGTCGATATTGAAACTGAGATTGTTGATGGATTTCCAAAAGCTGAAGAGGCTAAAAGTAGAATCCTTTCATTCTCAATTATTACACCAGACCGTAAAGCAATCGTTTTAGGTCTTGAAGATATGGCTTCAGATAAAATTCAAAAGATTCAAGATGATACTAATGAGTACTTCAAAGATTTTGATATGGATTGGGAATTTAAGTACCATAAGTTCAAATCAGAGTATGACATGGTAAATACATTCTTAATGAAATTCTTACCTAAGTTTCCAATGATGACTGGATGGAATTTTATTAACTATGACTGGCAATATATTGTTAATCGTTGTAAAAGACTTCAAATCAATATTAGCGAAGTTGGAATGACAGGATCTGTTGATAATACAGATGGTCGTCCATTACATATTGGAATTCTGGATTATATGCAATTGTATGATAAATACGATCGTTCAGTTAAGGTAAAAGAATCCAATTCTCTTGATTATGTTTCTAGTCAAGTACTTAATGTTAACAAGATTAAATTTACAGGATCTCTTCAAGATTTATATCGAGATAATTTTGTTAAATACATTTATTATAACGTAGTCGATTCAGTGCTAGTTTATTATATTGATCAGAAATTAAAATCAATGGAAGTACTACTAACACTTGCAAATATTACAAACATGCCACTTTATAAGGCAAGTTCTCCAGTGGCAGTTACTGAAGCTATTATGGCCAGAAAACTCGCAGAACAGGGAATGAGAATTGGAAGTGAAGAAAAAGCAGATGGCCAAAAAGATGGCCAATATGCTGGAGCATTTGTAAAAGAACCAATTTTAGGATTCTATGAAGGAGTAAGTGCATTTGACTTTGCTTCACTATATCCTTCAATTATGCGTCAGTTTAATATATCACCCGATGCTTACATTGAAAAGATTTATAAAAGTGAAATTGATGAAAGACGTAAAGACAAGAACGTAATTGTATGTGATAATGGAGTAGTATATAAGACCGAAGATTCTATCCTTAGAAAGATATTAAGTGACTTATATGCGCAACGTAAAGATTATAAGAAAACTTCTTATGAATACTTTACAAAAGCTGACGAACTAGCCAAAAGACTTAGATAAATAACTAACAAAAAAAGAAATTCCAAATCATGAATAACATTTTTGAAAAAAGAGTAAACATTTTACCATACGAATACCCTTCCCTATTAGCATACAAAGATGCGATCCGACATTCATACTGGATCCACACAGAATTTAACTTTACGACAGATATTGATGACTTTATGACTAAAGTATCTGATTCTGAGCGTGAAGTAATTAAAAGAGCAATGTTAGCTATTGCTCAAATTGAAGTTAACGTTAAAACATTTTGGGCAGATCTTTATAAAAGAATGCCTATCACAGAAATTGGAGATGTTGGTATGACATTTGCAGAATCTGAAGTAAGACACAAAGATGCTTACGCACAATTATTAAGAATCCTAGGATTAGAAGACGAATTTCAACATGTAGTAGAGATTCCAGCAATTAAAGATAGAATTGCATACTTGTCAAAGTATTTGGACGGTACAAGAAGTAAGGACAATAAAATGTATACGAAATCCGTATTATTATTTTCATTGTTTATTGAGCATGTTAGTTTATTTAGCCAATTCTTTATTATGATGTCTTTCAACAAAGAGAAAAACTTATTTAAAGGTATTTCAAATGTAGTTGAAGCAACTTCAAAAGAAGAGGAAATCCACGGAAACTTTGGTTCTGAATTAATCAATATTATTAAGAGAGAAAATCCAGAATGGTTTGATGAGGAATTCGAACAACTTATAGATTCTGCTTGCAAAAAAGCATATTTAGCAGAGGTTAAAATTCTTGATTGGATTTTCGAAAAGGGAGAACTTGATTTTCTATCAAAAGAAACAATCAAACAATTTATTCAAAATCGTTTCAATAATTCTTTACAAAGAATTGGAATGAAACCAGTATTTGAAGTTGATTTTACAGAAGTAGAGAAATCTTTATGGTTTGACGTTGAAATTCTTTCAACAAAAGAGGGTGATTTCTTCTATAAAAAATCAATTGACTACAACAAAAAGTCTAAGGCAATTACCGAAGACGACTTATTTTAAATTAAAAAACATAGCGAACTTAAATGGAATACACAAAAAATTACTGGCTAAATGAAGACAGTAGAACATTTTTATCTAGAGGTTATATTAAAGAATCTCCAGAACAGCGAATTAAAGATGTAGCAAACACTGCAGAAAAACAATTAAAAATTGAAGGGTTTGCAAAAAAGTTCGAGGACTATATGACAAGAGGTTTTTATAGTTTATCAACTCCAGTTTGGATCAATTATGGAAAAGATAAAGGACTTCCAGTTAGTTGTTATGGAAGCAATGTTGATGATACTTTAGATAGTATCTTAAATGGTTCTAGAGAAATTGGAATGATGTCGAAATACGGAGGAGGTACTTCAGTATTTTTAGGAAACATTAGAGCAAGAGGAACTAAAATCTCAACAGGAGGAACAGCAGACGGACCAGTCCATTATGCCAGAATGTACGATACCACCGTTGATGTATGTAAACAATCAGAAGCAAGAAGAGGAGCATGCGCTGCATGGTTACCAATCGAACATAGTGATATTTTAGAATTTTTAGACATTGGAACTGATGGTAATCCAATTCAAAATTTACAATATGGAGTTACAGTAACTGACGCTTGGTTAGACGAAATGAAAGCTGGAGATGCTGACAAACGTAAAGTTTGGGCTAAAGTTATTCAAAGACGTAACGAGTTTGGTTTTCCTTACATCATGTTTAAAGATAACTCAAATAACAATTCACCATACAAAGAATTAGGACTTGATATTACTGCAAGTAATTTATGTAGTGAAATTCAATTACCAACAGATTCATTCAATTCTTTTGTATGTTGTTTAGGTTCTATTAACTTATTGCATTGGGATGAAATTAAAGAAACTGATGCAATTGAAGTTTACACTTTGTTCTTAAACGCGGTTATGGATGAATTCATTCTTAAATCATATAACATGCCTGGTATGAAAAGAGCATGGAGATTTGCAAACGATCATAGAGCATTAGGACTTGGAGTTTTAGGTTATCATTCGTTGTTTCAATCTAAATTAATTACGTTTGATTCACTTCAAGCAAAACAATTAAATCATGAAATCTTTTCAACATTAAAAGAAAAGAGCGAAGAAGCTTCAAAATGGTTACATGATGAGAAAGGGTATAGATCAATTCGACCAGGATATGCAAACACAACATTGATTGCAATTGCTCCAACGAAAAGTAGTTCATTTATTTTAGGACAGGTAAGTATGGGAATTGAACCAATCAAGTCTAATTATTTTATTAAAGATTTGGCAAAGTCGAAAACTATCTATAAAAATCCTTTCTTAATTGAAGAACTTGAAAAATATGGTTTAAATACACCAGATGTTTGGGAAGGAATCTTAAAAAGAGACGGTAGCGTTCAACATTTAGATTTTCCAACAAAAGAAGTTTTTAAATCATTTGTTGAAATCAGTCCAAAAGAAATAGTTTTACAAGCGGCTCAAAGACAACATTTTATTGACCAATCTCAGTCGTTAAATTTAATGATACATCCTTCAGTTTCAGCTAAAGATATTAATACACTATATCTATATGCTCACGAAGAAGGGATTAAAACTTTATACTATCAATTTAGTCAAAGTTCAGCTCAATCATTTGCAAGAGACATTCTTGAATGTTCAAGCTGTGAAGGATAAAAATACGGCAATCTGAAATACGATTGCATTTTAGGACCGGGACTAGTTCACGGAAAGTAAAGCAGGGAATTCGCTACTCCCTGCTTTTTTATGTTTAAAAAGATGGATATATAATAGAAATATAATACACTATAGATGATTCCAATTAAGCTTTTTGAAGAATTCGTATACAAAGAAAATCTTAAAAACAAATACGCAAAAAAAGTAGCATGGATTATGATGTCAAACGACATTCATGCAACTTCAGGTGATGTTAATGGCCGCGAAAAGAAATACAATATTGCCGCAAAAGGTAACCTATTCTTAAATTACGCAACAAAAGAAGATTTCGAAGATGATAAAGTTTCGGTACCTTCTGATGTACCAATTCTTTATTATGGAGGATTTGGAGGACCAAATCACCCTGAAGCAGAGATGTTTTTAAAAAATAAAGGAATTAAAAATGACAATCTTTATAATAAAAGAGAATTGCTTCAACTTTCAGGAGACAAAGTAAAATTTGCAAAAGCATCATCAAAATTTGACTGGCTTCCAAATACTGTTTTTACAAAAGAAGAGGCTATTAATGGAGATGTTGGTTTTCCAGTAATTGCAAAAATAAAAGATGGACATAGCGGACTAGGAATTCAAAAGTTTGATAGCGCCAAAGAATTAGAAGATAGCAAAGACGAATTTGATTTATTCTGTCAATTTATAGATTTTGCAAGAGAATACAGAGTAATGTTGTGTAGAGACAAGATTTTTGTTATTAATGAAAGAGTACCGAGAATTGAGGACGATCGTTCAATTAAAACAAAAACAGCAGAAGAGAAAATCAGTTTTACTTATGTTTATCAAGACCAAAACAAAGTAGATCCTGAATTTATTGAAAATGTAATGTCAATCTGTAAAGATATTAAAACGTTCTTAGACCTAGATTTATGGGCGTTAGATATTGTTGTAGATAAAAAAGGAAAAATGTGGATTATGGAAACATCATCTGCAACTGGACTTGGAAGTGTTAAAATGTGTGAGGTTTACAAAGCAATGTACGAAGATTTTTATGGAGAATCTTTAGACAACGAATTCTTAGAGGATATTTATTTAAAATATGTAGTACCTGGCCACCAAAATTACTATCCAAAATTCAAAAAAGAAATTGAATCTTCTCAATGGCCAATGGATTATACTGTATTAACAGATCCTAAGGCAAAAGATGGATATAAATACTTCTTTAATATTAAGTAACAATATGAAGACAGGAGTATTTAAAACGTCGTATAAAGAGAACGAGAAAAGATTACCAATCTATCCTGATCATATTAAAAATATAGATCCATCTTTACTTAAAGAATTAATCTTCGAACATGGATATGGAGAGGATTATGGATACACTGACGCTGACCTAGAAAGTTGGGGATGTACCTTAGGGTCTAGAGAATCTCTTTATAATTGCGATATTATTATACTTCCAAAACCAATAGCAACAGATCTTGAAAAAATGAAATTTGGAGGGATATTATGCGGATGGACTCATGCAGTCCAACAACGAGATATTACGGATCTTGCTATTAGGAAAAAACTTACATTGTTGGCATGGGAGGAAATGAATATTGAAAATAAGCATGGAAAACTTCATATTTTCTATCGTAACAATGAATTAGCAGGATACGCTGGAGTTCTACACTTTTTAGAATTGAAAGGAATGGATGGACATTATGGTCCTAGAAAAAACGTAGTAATCTTAGGATATGGTTCAGTAAGTAGAGGAGCTATATATGCTCTACAAGGTCGTGGATTTAACAATATTATAGTATACACTCAAAGAGAATCTCATTTAGTTGCTGATAAAAATCCAGATGTATACTATAAATCTTTTAAAAATGACGATCTTAGTAAAGACCTAAATAATGCCGATATAATTTTTAACGGTATTTTACAAAACGTCAATGCACCCTTAAATTATATTGAAACTCAAGAACAATTAGATTCTTTAAAGAAAAATGCAGCAATAATAGATATTAGCTGTGATAGTGGTATGGGATTCTTTTTTGCAGTTCCGACCTCTTTTGAAGAACCGATAATTAAATTAGAAAGAGGAATTTCATACTATTCAGTAGACCATACACCAACATATTTATGGAATGCAGCATCTCGTGAAATTTCAAGTGCATTACTTCCATACTTAGATACTATCATGAAACCTAAAAAATGGAAAGAAGATTTAGTTATTAATAGATCCATTGATATAGAAAATGGAGAAATAATTAATCAAAATATAAACAAATTTCAAAAAAGGTAAAAATTTATCTAAAAAATTTTACCAGATCGTTTTAATTGATTATATTTACATATCAAATTAAAAAGATATATAACTATAATAAAAATAAATAAAATTATGAAACATATTAAATTATTTGAAGATTTTGTAACAGAAGCTTCTAGTCCAAAACCAGAAATTCTTGTTAAATTATTTAAAGAATTATCTAAAGCTAAAAACGTAGAAAAAGTAGTTTGGGGATTAGACAAAGATGAAGAATTTCCACATATTGTACATTTTGCAAATGGATTAGAATCAAAAGCAGATAGACACGAAGGAGAAATGGAAGAGTTTTCATTCTACTTAAATGATGATGGCGAAACTATTCTTGGAATCTATGATTTAAGCGGATATGACGAAGAATTAGAAACTGTTAAAGATGCACTTAACTGGTGTAGAGCTAACGAAAAATAATATAAAGCAAAAAAAATTATGAAACACATTAAACTATTTGAACAATTTATTGATGAATCCAATGACATGGCTCTTCAATCCGCAGCAGGAAATGGAAGATCTATTGGAAGATATAGCGGATCTACTGGAGCTTCTGCAGAATGGAAAGATAACCAAACTGTTATTTCAAATGCATCAGAGTATTCTACCGAAATTCTAACAAATGCTGCATCGGCATTAAGAGATCTTGGTATTCAAGTAAAAGAAAAATCAATACAAGATGGTATATTAACAACTAAATTCGGAGGCGCAACATGGACTTATCAGTTTAAAGACGGTAAATGGATCGCTAGTGTTACGGATTCTAATGGTACCGCAGAAGCTCCAAAAGACATCTATGAATTTATTAGATTCATGGTCGCTAGAAAATATATAAAATTTAAAGATAAATCAGTAGGAAGTAAATAAAGAACCACTCCTCAGGATAGAATCGGAGGACCGACTCTTAAGAGTTTCAACAAAAACCTGTTACTTTGTAGCAGGTTTTTTTATGTGAAACAAAATGCTAATACCCCTTATAATACTTAAATAATTAAATTTATAAATATTAGCACATGAAAATTAGCATTGACAAAGTAGACCAAAACAATTTCATCGGTTTTGTGAATCGACTTAAAGTAATTGACACATTCATTTACTTTAAAATTAAGGATGGAGTAATTCAAGCTTCAGCATATCTTCCACAAAGAGATGCAGTAAAACATCACAGAGTTCCAGTTGGACAAGTATTCCAATTAGAAGAAGGAGCAATTAGTACAACTAAAGAATTAAAGATCGCTTTCTTTGATGCTTCTCGTTTAACTGATGCATTTAAGCAGTTTGAGTTTGGTAATGTTCAGGCAGAAATTGAATTCGTAGAAAATGATGAAGATTTCGTAGCAACTGAATTCCGTATTTTTAACAATGAGTTAGAAATTAAATTAGCTTGTTCCGAGCCTTCATTAGGTTACAAAGATTTAACAGATTCTCAAATCCAAGCAATCTTTAATATTGACGCAGCAAACTATGTATTTGACATGGATTATACTGCAACTTCTAAAGTTCGTTCCCTATTCGGATTAGACAAAGAAGAGACTTTCACTATCACTACTAATAAAGATGGTGTAAGAATGAAAGGTAAAACTTACAACTACTTAGTTACTGATGGTTTCGAAGGAGAAAACGGTAAGGATGTTACCTTATTCAAAAAATATTTAGCTCTTTTAGACAAAGAGGATTATTCAGCAAATGTTATGGATAACAGAGTAGTATTACGCTCAAAAGATTCTGAAACATTATTAACAATTGCAACTTGCCAAACCGCTGAATAAATTATGACAATCGAAGAATTAATACTAAAACCAGAAGACGATCTAACAAAAGACGAGATTAAAATCTTGGTTGAGCATTATTCTATGTTGTCAGCCAAATATACCGCATACGAACAAGCAGTAAAAGTAATGCTTAACTCGATTTACGGCGCATTTGGAAACAAATGGTTTCACTTTTTTAATATAGATATCGCAGAATCAATCACATTACAGGGTCAATCTGCGATTCTATATTCTGAAAAGATTCTTAACAAATATTTTCAGGAGTTTTGGATTAAAGACAAAGCAGTTCATGAATATTTCAATATAGAAATTAAAAACAAGCTGGTAAAACCTTCAGTTATCTATATTGATACCGATTCATGTTACGTACAGTTTCAAGAGATGTATGAATCTATTGAATGGCTTGAAGAAAAGCTATCAATTGACCAATTCATTATGAAACTTTATAACTTTAGACTTAAAGAATATATCTTTAAGTGTATGGAAAAATATGCTGAAGCAACAAATACCGAGAATTTCCTTACGTTTGAATTAGAAACTATTGCATACTCTGGAATTTGGTTAGCTAAGAAAAAGTATCTTCAAAATATTGCATGGGAAGATAAAATCGGAATTGACGATCGATATCCATCATTAAAGAAGGTTAAAACTATTGGATTTGATACAATTCAAAGTTCAACTCCAGCACTTGCAAGAAAGCAATTAACTGAGATTCTTAAATTGATTCTTTCAGAAAAACCTACAGCGTCTTTATTAAAAAGATTAGTAGATTATTTGAAACAATGTAAGAAAGAATTTCAATTAGCAAGTATTGATGAAATTTGTTTTAATAAAAGAACTAACAATATTGAAAAGTATATTGTTGATGACACTATTGAATTTCAGTATGGTTTAAAATGTCCTCCTAATGTTAAAGCTGCAGGATTCTATAATTTCTTAATGAATCAGAATCCTAAGTTTAAGAACAAATACAAAATGATTGGTAATGGTGAAAAATTAAAATTGTACCATTGTAAACATGGAACTTGCGAAATATTTGCATACCAACCAGGAGCACATCCTTATGAAATTGCACCTCAAGTTGATTATGAAATGCAATTTGAAAAAAGTGTAATTGATCCATTGAACAGGGTTCTTACGGCAGTTGGATTACACACGTTAAATAGAAACTTAATTTATTCAACATCATTATTTTAATATGAGTATAGACATCGAAAACATCAGCGAAGAACAAAACAGATTCATTCAAAGCTATAAAAGAATCAATGAAAGACTTGAAACTCTTCAAAAGCAAATGACATTAATACAATATGAAACTCAAGGACTACTAACGGAACTTGAGGATCTTAGACAATTTGAAACAAAAAAATTTAAAAATGGCAAAAAATAAATTTACATTTGACGACCTAAACTCAGAATTAGCAGGGTTAAATCCACTAGGATCTGTTATGGATAAATCAGACTTCTCTGAAGTTACTGAATGGATTCATACTGGAAACTTTCATTTAAACGCATGTTTATCTGGAAGTCTATTCGGTGGATGGCCAAATAATAGATCTTGTTCTATTGCTGGACCTTCAGGAACTGGTAAAACTTTCTTGACACTGAATTCAGTTCGAGAGGCAATTAATATGGGTTACTACGTAATCTACTATGATTCAGAAGCTGCAGTCGATAAAGATCAAATGTTAAAGTTTGGTATTGACACAACTAAAGTCAATTATCAACCAGTAAATACAGTACAAGAATTTAGAACTTCAATTACTTCAATTACTCAAAAAATGCAGGAAGTTAAAAGAAAAGGCGGAGAGATTCCAAAGATTATGATTATCTTGGATTCAGCTGGTAACCTTGCAACTGCAAAAGAAATTGAAGATGCTGCAACTGGAAGTGAAAAGGCAGATATGACTCGTTCAAAAATTTTAAAGTCAATCTTTAGAATTATTATGACTCCATTAGCTGATTTAAAGATTCCATTCTTATTTACTAACCACACGTATCAGACTCAAGATTTTATCTCACGTCAAGTTGCTGGTGGTGGTACAGGACCTGAATACGCTGCTTCAATAGTTCTTATGTTAAATAAAGCACAATTGAAGGACGGTGCTGAAAAGGTTGGCATCATCGTTACTGCAAAGCCTGATAAGAATCGTTTTGCAAAACCACATCCAATTAAATTCCATTTAGATTTTACTAAAGGTATGAACCCTTATGTTGGATTAGAACAATATGCTACATGGGATATTTGTGGAATTACAAGAGGTTCTATTGAGAAAGGTGTTAAAACTCCAAAAGCAACAGCAAGAGGATGGATTTGTAAACATTTAGATGAGGTTGTACCAAACTCTGAATTCTTTACAGAGAAAGTATTTACAAAAGAGGTTTTAGAGACAATCAACGCTTATATTAAACCACTATTTAATTATAACACTGAACTTGATAGTATTGACAATGAAATTGGAGAACTATTAGACCAAGATTTAACTATGGAATAATATGGAAGTAAATCTTACGATACTAAACGAAGATAAACTACCAATAAAATATGTTTTAGGGATCCAAGAAGAGTTGGAAAACTTTCCGGATCCCTTTGACATTATTCATATTTATGTAGTTGAAAGTCTTAAAAGACCAGACCGTCCAAGAAACAATTTTACTAAACATTCGTTATTGAATTATCATTCATGTGGTAAGGTAGAAAATGCAGAAAAGGGACTAGAGAAAGCAATTCAATTAGGATTATTAGAGCAAACGAATTTTGAAGAGGGCAAAGAAGCCTATAAAATATTGATAAACCCATTTCAATAGGAAACTTAATAGGTTTTTTCTCTATAATTAAAAACAAAAATAAATGAAATTCGGACAAGATTTTGAAAAAATATTCTTTAAATTATCTTTGGCAAAACCAAAGTACTTAGAGAAAATACATAAAGGCTTCTACACATCAGAAGAAATCGATACAATGCATTTCCTAGCGACTAAGTTCCATGAGAAGTTTCATGAAACTCCAAAGTCGGAGCAAATGAAAATCTTAGTACAAAGTCCTAAATTTAAAGGCAAGGTAGAAGATTCAATCATCGAGATGGTTTACAACACTGATCTGACTCAATATGACGATGAGTGGTTAATATCAACAGCAGAAGCTTGGATTAAATGGCGAACATTCGACAACACCCTGATTGATACTATCGAGTACATTAAAACAACTGATGTTAATCCCGATAATGTTGAGTCAATTATCTCTAAAGTTAAAACTTTAATTAATGATAGAAACTCAATTGTATTTAATTCAGATCTAGGTCTTGATTTCTTTAATGCAGATGACCACTATCAAGAAGGTAGACAAAAAATCTCGAGCGGATATTCGTTTCTTGACAGATTACTTTCTGGTGGATATGACAAAGATGGTTCATTAGTAGTTTATGTTGGAGAGCAAAACATTGGTAAGTCCATTTATTTAGCAAATGATGCTGCAAACTTTGTTAAAATGGGTGTAAACACTGCATTTGTTTCCGCGGAAATGGCAGCTCATAAAGTTCTTAAAAGAATCGGAGCCAATTTATTGACAATTCCAATGAGCGAATATGAAGATAAAGCAAAGAACAAAGATTTAATTAAAAGAAAGCTTGAAAATGTTGGTGATGGATTAACTCCACCAGGACAGTTATTTGTAAAACAATTTCCAACATCACAAGCAACTGTATTAGATATTGAAGCCTATTTAAAACAAATTGAAGAGGAAAGAAAAATAAAGTTAGGATGTATTGTAATTGACTACATTAACATCTTAGCAAACTACAGAAATCCAAACTCTGAAAACATGTACCTTAAAATTAAGCAAATTGCCGAAGATTTAAGAGCGATGGGAGTAAGAAATGGTTGGTTGATTGTTACAGCAACCCAAATTAATCGTAACAATTATAATTCAAGCGACATTGGAATGGGAGACGTTGCAGAATCTGCAGGACTTTCACATACTGCCGATTTAATGCTTGGAATTATTCAAGATGATTTAATGAGAGCAAGTAGCGAATACTGGCTTAAAGTACTAAAAATTAGAGATGGAGAAGGTAAAGGAGTAAAATGTCGATTAGACATTAACTATCAATACATGAGACTTACTGAAACCGACGATGTTACAAATTCAAATATACACAATTTATAATGAGAACACAAAGAGATAAAATATTCGACAATACATTTGAAGAGAGCGAATTTGAAATGGATCCTACATTTTCATTTGAAATTGCACCAAGTTACACAGATAATCGTGATGAAGAAGACAAGATTGAAAGTAAAATCATTGTTGATAAAATTCATGAACTAATTGAATCTTCAAGATTCAAACACTTTAATGATATTAGTGAGTTTAATCAAACCACCAAATTAAAAAAGATTGAAATTAACGAGATCTATGAATTTATTTCAGATGAGTTAAGACCAAACCATTCAATCATCGAAGTGTTTTCAGAATTATGTGATTATTTTAACATTAATCCAACAAAATTCTACCAATCACTTGGAAACAAATTCAAAGAAGAGTTAATTGAAACTCTTGACCGTAAAACAAACGTACTAAAGAAAAAGAATATAAATAGATTATTCTAACACTATGATCGAACAAGCAATATTAGACAAACCAGTTAAAAGAATTTGGATCTTAGGTGATATGCACTTAGGAGTACGTTCAAGTTCTTTGGAATGGCTAGAAATGCAAAAAGATTTCTACGACAATCAATTCATTCCAACCTTATTAGAAAACTACGAAGATGGAGATATATTGGTTCAAGTTGGAGATGCATTCGATAACAGACAAAGTGTCAACATCAAAGTACTTCATTATTCAATCGATCTTTTTGAAAGATTAGGTAATATTTTACCAACACATGTTATTTGTGGTAACCATGATATTTGGGCTAAAAAGAGTAATGAAGTAAGTTCAATCGATGCTTTGAAATGGATTCCAAATGTTGCGATTTACAAAAATCCTCAGGAATTTACATGGGGAGGTAGAAAAGTTCTACTAATGCCATGGAGAAGAGACATGGAGCATGAACTAGAAACTCTTGGAGAATATCCAGAATCTAGTATTGTATTCTGCCACTCTGAAGTTAGAGGTATTAAATTAAATAAGAAGGTAGATAATTTTCATGGAGTTGAAGCATCTTCATACGATAGATTTGATGCAGTTTATTCTGGACATATCCATTATCGTCAAAGAAGAGGTAAACTTAGAATGGTTGGTACTCCATACGAATTAACTAGATCCGACATGGACAATACCAAAGGGTTTGACCTGGTTAACTTAGAAGACATGCAGGAAACTTTCTTTGAGAACACAATATCACCAAAGTTTGTTAAGTTCAATCTAACCCAGCTATATAATACACCTCTTGGTGAATTTAAAGATGCAATTAGAAATAATTATGTTGACCTTTATGTTCCATCAAATATTGCAACAACATCTGCTCTTTCAAGATTAATTAATAAAGTACAAAAGATTAGTCGAAAAATCGATCCAAATATTTATGAGCAAGATACATTTTTAGGAGAGGACGAATATGACATGGATCAAATTGAAGACCTTTACAAAAACTATAACATTCTGCATTTATGTAATGTATATGTCGATAGTTTAATGCATGATGAAAATACTAAAAATCAAATTAAAGACAGATTAAAGAAACTCCATGACTTTCATGCATATAATAACCAAACGGATTAACATATGAAAATACAGAGCATAGAATTAAAAAACTTTGCTTCTTATGGAAATAAGATTCAAAAGATAGAATTCGATGAAGATAAATCAGAGTTATTTTTAACATTAGGAAAAAACGGAGAAGGTAAAACAACTATTGCTAACGCGATAGTTTTTGCTCTTTACGGTAAAGTTGAAGGTGTTAAGTTAAATGACTTACCAAATAGAATCAATAAAGAACTTTGGGTACGTATTAAATTACAATGTAAAGCAACTCAAGTTATTATTGAAAGAGGTCTGGCACCTGGTATTTTTAAAGTATATCTTAATGGAATCGAATTCGATAAAGCTGGTAAAAAATCAGTTCAAGATTATCTAGAAGAGGAAATCTTCGGAATCCCATACCATGTATTCAAAAACATTATTATTCTTTCAGTCAATGATTTTAAATCATTTTTGACAATGAGTAATAGTGATAAAAGACAGATCATTGATAAAATGTTTGGATTCTCTATTCTTAATGAAATGCAAAATGCGATCAAAGAGGAGAGAAGAGTTCTTAAAGGAGACATTGATTCTTTTACCAGAGAATTGTCTCAAATTAATGAGAATATAGCTTCGGTTAAAGAAAAGCTTGAACAATTAATGGAGGAAAGCCAAGAAAAAGACAAGCAAAAAATTCAAGAGCTTAAAGATTCATTAATTAAATATGACGATAATAAAAAGAAGCTTGAAGAGGCTCAAACTAAAATATCGCAGAGTCTAGGAAATTTCACTTCAGATTTACAAACAAAACAATCAGCTGAATCTGAGTTAAAATTCAAATTGGCTGAATTAAAAAAGAAATTGGAATTGTATGAAAATAATACATGTCCAACTTGCGAAAGTGAACTGAGCGGAGAATTTCATATTGACAGAAAATGCGAACTTGAAAAGGAAATTGAATCAATTCCTCAACGTCTAGAAAAAGTTAGTGGAGAAGTTACAAACATTAAAGAAAGCATAATTGATTTAAGAACTAAAGATAGAGCAGTTCAAGACAAAGTTTCGACATTAAATACAAACATTAGAAACTTAAAATCCGAATTGATTAAAATCAAAGAGGCAATTAAGGGTACTGCTGATTTCTCTCATTTAGAACAAATCATCAGCGACTTTGAAAAACAGGAACTTGAGAAAGGAACACTAAAAGATACAAAAGCTGTTGATTTTGGTTTCTTAGAAATGATTGAGGAAGTACTTGGAGAGGATGGTGTTAAGAATTTAGCAATCAAAACTATCTTACCAGGACTTAATGCGAATATTGCCTTAATGACGCAAACAATGCACCTACATTTCCATATTCGTTTTGATGAAAAGTTCAATTGTATTATTAATCATTTAGGAGAAGAGATTAATCCTTTAACACTCTCAACAGGAGAGCGTAAGAAGGCAGATTTTATCGTAATCATTGCAATTATTAAGATTCTTAAATTAAGATTTCCACAATTAAATTTATTGTTCTTAGATGAGTTATTAAGTTCAGTTGATGCCGATGGAATCCATAATATTCTTAAAATTCTTAGTCAAGTAATTAAAGAGAGCAAAATAAATTGTTTTATCATTAACCATACTGTATTGCCTCATGAATTATTCGATAAAAAAGTGCAAATCTATAGAGAAAATGGATTCTCAAAGTTTGATATTGAATCTATAGAATAATGATATACTAAATGGCAAGTTACAAGGTATAATATGGATATATAGTATATGAAAAAATACCATTACACATACATAATTACTAATTTGCTAACTAATAAAAAGTATATAGGGGTTAGGTCTTCAGAGATAGAACCACATCATGATATAGGATTTCTATACTTTTCGAGCAGTTCAAATCAAGAATTTATTAAAGAACAACATGTCAATCCAGAAAGATTCGAGTATGATGTTCTAAAAATATTTGATAATAGAATAGATGCTTTAGAACATGAAATAGAGTTACATAAAATGTATGATGTAGGAAACAATTCAATGTTTTATAATTTACAAACGCAAACTTCATCTGGAATTGATTTTACTGGAAAAACGCATACAGAATCATCGAAAATAAAAATAGGAAAGGCAAGTAAGGATAGAGGTATAAGTCAAAACGCCAAAGAAAATCTATTATGGCAGTCAAGGAATAGAGTTAGAACAGAAGATGAAAAAAACAAAATTTCAAATTCATTATTAGGTAATAATAATGCCTCTGGCAAAAGATCTGAAGAATCAATACAAAACATTTCTAATGGTAAAAAAGGAATGGTTAGTGTCTTTAAAGGTAAAACACATAGTAAAGAATCAAAGGAAAAAATGTCAATGTCTAAGATAGGAGATAATAATCCAAAATATTGGAAAGATAAAAAAAGATCTGATGAAACCAGACTTAAAATATCAAATTCTAAGAAAGGTAAAAATACAGGAAAAGCTCCTATAGTTAAATGTCCTCATTGTGAAAAGACTGGTGGATTATATGCAATGAAACAATGGCATTTTGACAATTGTAAAAATAAAATAGATAAATAATAAAAATAAAATTGAAAGATGGCATCCTATAACTTGAAGTATAACGGAGACGACAGTGTAATTAGACACCTTATAATTGGTTTTTTAGCCGATCTTAATAACAAGGTTTATTTTCATAGACAAATTTCAAATAATGAAAGAGTCAGAGTTGATGTTCCTTTTTATTATTCAATTACAGGCGACGATCAATTCTTAAGAGACCAATTTTTATTTACGACAGCTTCAGGACCAAACTGTACACCAGATAAAGGATTCGCTGACGGTAATTATGATGCAATTCCAAGAGGGGTTGCAAATCTTACTTCAGTTAATATTGATTCATCAAAACTTGTTAATAAAAGAACAGTTGGTAGTTATACTAAAATGAATTCTGAAGGAGCAATGGAAGGTTACACTGCTGAATTCGATATGATTCCAATAACTTTAGGATTTGATATTGAAATTCTAGTATCTTCAACACTAGATTCTTTTAAAATAACCGAATCAATTATTAAAAGACTTTATAAGTCAAACTATTTTAATGTTGAAGTTGGCCACTTAAACGAAGGAACTTATAGAATCGCATCTTATTATGCATTTCCAGAAGATTACACACAAGACAGGCCATTAGGATTTACGTTTGAAGACAAAGATCAGTATAAAATAACATTTGCAATCGAAATCAATTCATTTATTCCGGCATTTAATTGGGGTAATGATGAAAGTTTTGGAACTAATAAAGAAACTACTGAAAGGCATATTGGAAATAGAATGTTTGAAATTAATACAAACATAATTCAGAAAAACCAGGAGGACGCTAGAATTATCGACGATACAGATATTGACAATAGATAATAAATTAAACAGATATATAATAAAAGAAAAAAATTAAATAATATGACAACTAATATTCTTGCACCATTCGTTAAGTTAGAAGAATCATTCCAGTTTTATGTAAACGGGAGAATTTTCGAAATGAATGACACTGAAATTAAAGAAGTTGAAGGGACTAATAACCCAACTCTTGTTAATGCAATTAATGCATTTGAATCTTTTGAATTTTCAAATGATTCTATTAAATGGTTCCATGGACCATGTAAATTTATCTACACTTTAGCTGAAGGTAAATTCCAACACAATACTTCATTAATTGAAGGAAATACATTTACAAATCATGTAGTTTCTGCAGGTATGGTAAGATATAATGAGAAACCAATTGCTGAATTGTTCGAATCTCTTCCAACATTATTAGCAAACTATGTTACTCTTGATTTTGCTGCAACTTTCGAAGGAAACAATACAACTGTAAATTTATTCAAATTAAACGAAGAAGTATACGTTGCTCGTTTTAACAAATCTAACAAAATTGCAAAATTCTTTAAAGCAGCAAATGCAAATGAAGCTTCAGAATATGTTACATCTGAAACTGGAGAATCTGCGCTTTCTTTCTTAAAAGAAATGGTTGAAGGAGAATCTGCTGAATTAGCAATCAAAGAAGAGAAAATTGCAACATATGAATCAATGATCGCTTTCTTAAAAGATCAAAAAGGAGTTTTATCAGGTGCTGATAGAAATGATGTAGCTATTAAAGAAGCTGAATTATTAATCAACGGTGAAATCAAATCTTGGGAAGATAAAATTGCTGCATTAAATGCATAACAATTAATATAAATATTTAAAATAAAAGGGTCGCAATGCGTCCCTTTTGTTGTTTATACACAGTAGTGAAACAAAAAGGTAACGGTCTATATAATTTAGTATAAATTTAAAGAAAATACAGTGGCTAAAACTAAAAACTATTTAAACAATAAAGATCTACACAACGCAATAAGCGAATCTAAGGATCTAGACAAATTAACACCAACAGCCGAAAAGATGTTAATCTTATTAGCAGAAAGGGCAATTAATAGAATGTCTTATGTAAATCCAGATGATAGACAAGATTGTCTTCAGTTTGCATTATTAGATCTATTAAAATATTGGAGAGGATTTAAACCAGAATATCCAAATGCATTTGCATACTTTACAGAAATTGCAAAGCGAGGATATGCAAAAGGCTGGAACAAAATCCACCCACAAAAATACAAAGGTACCATCTCTATGAATAGAGCATCGAGTGAAGATGATAATGGTGGAATCTATTCTATTTAATGTCAATAAAAAATCTCAAACCAACCAAAAACTCAGGATTCAATCAAGGTTATTTTAATCCGAAAAACCCTCAAAAGTATGCAGGGCCAACACCTATTATTTATAGGAGTTCATGGGAATACAAGTTTATGATTTGGTGTGATATTAATGACAAGGTTTTAGTGTGGTCTAGTGAGCCTGTAGAGATTAAATATTGGTCAAGACAGGGTAACAAACAAAGAACATACCATCCTGATTTTTATTTTAAAATATTAAAGCAAGACAGTTCAACTGAAGAGTTTTTGGCAGAAATAAAACCAAAAGCGCAAATTCAAAAACCACAACCACCGACCAAGATGTCTAAAAAAGCTTTAGAATCTTATAAGTTTCTTGCCGAGCAGTATGTTAAAAATATGGATAAATATAATGCAGCCAAAGAATACGCTGCAAGTAGATGTTGGAAATTTATAGTTCTAACAGAAGACACTATTAAAAATGGGTTACATTAAAGAAAGAATAGCTGAATTGACTAAAGAATTTGGAGGTAAAGCAAAAGCCTCTAAAGCTTGTATGGAATGGTTCGAAGAAGGAATCAAATCAAAAAGTGTAAATGAGGCAATTTCAACAAGAAGTAGATTTCAACCAGGAAAGATATATGTTTTTGAGTATACTCCAAAGTATGCTAAAGAACTTCCGTGGTTTGATAAAAATCCAGTTGTATTGGCAATTGAAGAGGTTGGAGGTAATGATTTTGGTGTTAATTTAAACCTATTGCCCGTTAAATTCAAAGAAAAGTTTTTGGATGATTTACATACAAGGATGCATATTAAAGTTGATAAAACAGAAACAAGCATAATCGACGAGCTTCTTGGTACTTCTGCACCTAGTAAAACTAATGCAAAAACAGAAAAACCACTCAAATTAACATATTCAGGTATGAAAAAATATCTTGAGAAAGAAGGTTATGATTTTGCATTAAGGCAATATATACCTATTAGAAAAAAACGACAAGCAGTCGTAAGTTATTCAAAATGGCCAGAAATTGCAATATGCGACTTTATGGACTTTCATAACACAAACGTAATGAAAATACGATTGATGTTTAACGACTATTTAAAAAAGAATATATAACTAAAATTAATATAATAATATAATGGCAGGATTTGTACAAAGAAATGGTCCATTGAGTACTGGAAAAAAACCTTTTGTCTTAAGTGATACACTAAAGAAGCTATCTTCTTTTGGTATGTATTATGATGATTTGGTACTTAGACAATCTCAAGCAATTGGTCCAGTAGAAGATGCAATTGGTTACGGCCAAATGAATCCATTAGGACTGGACAATGATGATATGTATGGCGCATTTGCAGCTCTTTCAATGGCTGATACTACAATGCGTAAAAATATTCCATTCTTTGACCAAAATTATAAAGGTAAAAGAGATGAACTTAGAGCGTTTTCACAGCATGATGAGATCGAAGACATCTTAGATATTTTATGTGATGAATCAATCGTATTCGATAATAAAAACTTTATAGCCAATCCAGAAATTATCGGAATGGAAGTTTCTGATGAAGTTCAAAAATATCTAAATAAAGCATATAGAGATATTTACCAGTATTTTGGTTTTAACATGGACCAATCTGCATGGTATTTCTTTAGAAAATGGTTAATTGATGGTTATTTATCATTCGAGATTATTTATAATCCAGAGATGACAGAAGTTATTGGTTTTAAGGAAATTGATCCAATTACGTTAGTACCAGGATATAACCATGAAGATGGTAAAAAAGTATGGATTCAGTTTAAAGATGATCCATTAAAAGAAAGAAAATTATACGATTCTCAAATTGTATACATTTCATATAGTTCAATTACTACAGCGTCAAGGGTTTCTTACCTTGAAAGATTAATCCGTTCATTTAATTTAATGAGAATTATGGAGCATACCAGAGTTATTTGGGCTGTTACCAACTCTTCTTATAGAATGAAATTTATTATTCCAGTTGGAGGTAAATCTAAAACAAGAGCAAAACAATCGCTTTCTCAATTAATGAGTAACTATAAAGAGGTTGTTGATTTTGATTGGGACAGTGCTTCTCTTACAACGAACGGAAAACCAATGTTACAATTCAATAAAGAATATTGGTTACCTAGTAAGGACGGAGAACAACCAGAGATTGAAACTCTTGGTGGAGATGGTCCAGAATTAAGCGACACAGAATCATTAAAATATTTTTCAGATAAACTTAAAGCAGTTTCAAAAATTCCATACTCTAGATTTATGTATGAAGATGGAGGCGGAGATTTTGCAATGGAAGCTGATGGAATGATTAGAGATGAAATTAAATTTGCTAAGTTTATTAATCGTTTACGTAGCTCATTTCAAGAGATATTGATTAAACCTTTATGGTTACAAATGTGTCTTAAATTTCCTGAATTTAAAGAAGATGCAGGTTTTAGAACCCAAATTGCATTAAGATTTAATGAAGAAAATATGTTTGCTGAATTAAAGCAAATGGAAATTATGAGCAAAAGACTTGATTTTATTGGAACTATGAAAGATTCATTGGTTAAGACTGATCCTTTAACTATGGAAGAATCACCATACTTCGATATGGAATTCTTAGTTGATAGATACCTTAAATTATCTCCAGATGATAAAGCGGCAAACGAAGCTTATAAAGCAAGAAATGCGGCAAAAGAAGCTGAAAAACCAGAGCCTGAAGATCCAATGGCAATGATGGGAGGAATGTAATTAAATAAAAATAAAAAAATAAAATGGGAATAATTAAAACATTTGAGGAATTCACAGGTTCACTTAAAGAAGACGCGATCGAAGCAGGTGAAGATTCTAAAGTAATAGTTGATGATGTTACTCTTGACTCAGGAAAAGAAATTAAATCAACTGAAATTTTAGGTGCTATCATGTCATGTAAGAGTGAAAAAGAATTTAAAGAATATTTCTACGAAGTATATGGAAACACTGCCTTTACTGAAGAGGATATGTTTACTATAGTTAAATTTTTTAACGATTATAGAGAAGAGAAAGCCGAAAAAGAAAAAGAGGCTGAAAAAGAAGCTGAAGGTGGAGAAGAGGAAGATCCATTAGCTGGTGTATAATCTTTAAAAATTTTAAAAATCCAATAAAATTAACTGGATATATAATAGAAATATAATAAAATAATAATTATGACTAAAAACTTACTGATCCTAGAAAGATCATCTACAGAGTTAGAGTTTAAACAAGAAGGTGGAACCTATGTTCTAGAAGGTATCTTTGGAGAAATCGATAAGAAAAATCGTAATAACCGAATCTATACTGAGTCTGAGTACTTACCACAGATTGAAGCTCTACAAGCAAAAATCAAATCATCAAAGCTTTTAGGTGAATTAGATCACCCACAAACTTTTGACGTTTCTTTAAAAAATGTTTCACACATCATTGAAGAACTTACTTACGACACAGCAACCAAACAAGTTAAAGGACGTATCAGATTATTAGATACTGATGCTGGAAGACAAGCAAAAGCTCTTGTTGATGCTGGAGTTCCTTTACAAATTTCAAGTAGAGCAGCTGGTGCAGTTGAATCTAATGGAACTGTAAAAATCAAACAATTATTTACTTATGATTTAGTAGCAGACCCTGGGTTTGAGAACGCTGAATTAAAAAGAGTTAATGAATCTTATGGATTTGTTAATGAAGGAAACGACTTATTTATTTACGAGATAAATAATACAGATGAAAAACAAACAATCGAAAATATAAACGAAACAAAAATGGCAGAGTCTAAATTTATTACGGTTGAGGATTTTAATAAATACTCTAAATATCTTTCTGAAGAAATCAAATCTATTAAAGAAGGTATGAATTCTTTAACAGAATCAGAGTCAACTAGTTCTCAATTAGAAACATTAAAAGAGTATACTGATTATTTAGCTAAGAAATTAGACGAATCAATCGCATATTCAGAACACATCGCTGAAAAAGCGGACCAAGGTATTTCTTACACAGAAAGTCTTGCAGAGAAATTGGATCAAGGTATTCAATATTCTGAGCATATCGCAGAAAGCGTTGATGCTATCAAAAATTACACTAACTATTTAGCTGAATCTTATAATGAAGGTTCTACTTCTTACGAGAACTTAATTAAATATACTGAATATTTAAGAGAGAACTTAGAGAAAGTAACTGAATATGCAGAGTACGTTGCTGAAACTGTTAACTCTAACCTATTATTAGAAGACGAAGCAGGAATTCCAGCTGAAGATATTAAAGATGAAACTAAAGACGTTTCTCCAGACGTAATCGACGCAGATGGTAAAAAATACGATGCTGAAGAAGTTGAAGATAAAGCAAAAGATTTAGAACTTGCTGGAGAAGGCGATGCTGCTGGTGAAGAAATCAAAGAAGCAAACGACGGAACAGATGCAGGATTACCAGCTGAAGATATTAAAGATGAAACTAAAGACGTTTCTCCAGACGTTATTGATGCTGATGGTAAAAAATACGATGCTGAAGAAGTTGAAGATAAAGCAAAAGATTTAGAACTTGCTGGAGAAGGCGATGCTGCTGGTAAAGACGTTGATGCTATGGAAGCTTACAAAAATTCAATCTCTTCTAAATTAGAAGCATTGGTTGAAAAAGTTAACGCCAAGAAAAACGAAGGACCATCATTTATTAAATTTATCTCTGAAGAGAAAGTAAATGAATTTAACGCTTTAACATCTGAAGAAAAATCTAAAGTAATCAATGCAGTTGAAGGAAAAGGTTACTTAACTGAAGGACAAATCTTAGGATTATGGGCTAACTCATTAATGGGAGCTGTACCTGCAAATGAAACTACACTTGCAGTTATTTCAATGATGCCAAGTGAATATCATGAAACTTGGACTAAATTGTCTGAAGCTAAGAAAAATCAAATCATTGCACAATCAAAAATGCACAGATTAGAAACTTCTTACCAAGTTGCAAACTTCTGGCAAACTAGAGACCTTAGAGAAACTGCACCAGTAATGGAAAAAATCGCTATGGTAAATGAAGCAGCTGTTGAAGAAGTTAATACTTTAGGTTATGACGCTTCTGAAATTGGTGCAGAAATTGCAAAAAGATTTAGAAAATAATCATTATTTTTGTGTTTTTTTGAAAAAATCAAATTTTTCAACTAAATAATAAAGATATATAATACTATTAAAACATATTCGATGCTCAGTTAAGAAGCAAAAAACTGAAATTATATCGAAAACTCGTAAAATACGAAACAATAAAACCATTAAAAAAATAAAATAAACAAAATGGCAAATTTAATCAATGAATCAGAAATCAGAGCAACGTGGTCTCCGATTATCGAATCTGCGACAGGTATCAACGACGCAAGCAAATTAGCTTGGATGTCAGAATACTGTCATAACCACAAATTATACGAAGATGCATCTACAATGACTTTAGGTGCTGCTGGTAACATCTTTGGTATGGGCGCTACAGTTTTACCAGGTACTATCGGTGCTGGTGGAGTTTCTACTGTTAACGGTTCTGGAGATAAAGCTCCTTCATTATTACCATTAGCAATGCAAGTTGCTGCTCAAACTATCGGTTTAGATTTAGTACCTGTAGTTCCTATGGCTGGTCCAATGGGATTATTATCTTACTTAGACTTCGTTTACGAAGGTGGTAAAGTAGCTGGTTCTACTTCTCCAACTTACATTAAAACTGACGGTGATAAAGCTGAAATCAACGGTGAAACTCAAGATAACTACTTATTTACATTTGTAGGTACTTCAAGAATCGATGGTTTAGATATTTATAAAGTTACTGAAGTTGGTGCTAACTCTGGTTCTGTATCTGCTGCAATCGCAGTATTAGATACTACTGGTGCTGCTCCAAAAGTAGAATTAGTAAAAGCTTTAGAAGATCACGTTAAAGGATTTGTAGCTGCTGACGAAAATGGTTCTCCATTCTCAAGAGAAGCTGGTGAACAAACTCCAGACAAAATCATGGGATTATCTTTATTCTCTAAATCAGTTTCAGCTGAAACTTTCCAAGTTGCTGCTGCTGTAACAAGAGAACAAGTTCAAGATTTAAAACAATTCGGAGTTGACGCTGTTGCTCAAGTTGAAGCTGTTTTAACTAATGAATTAACTCAAGGTATTAACCAATACATCTTAGGAAGAATCAGAACTTTAGGTGCTACTAACGTAACTAAAGCATTCGGAGCTAATGGTTTTGACTTAGAATTACCTGCTGCTGGATCTTTAGTTGGTGGTGAAACTTTACCATCATTACACAGAAGAATCCTTTCTCAAATTTTAGCTGCTGCTAACTTAATTGCTAACAGAGGTAGAAGAGGAGCTGGTAACTTCGCAGTATGTGGACCACAAACTGCTACAGTTTTACAATCAATCGCTGGTTTCGTTGCAAACCCAATGGCAAACACTTTCGCACAAGCTGCTGGAGCTATCTACCCATTAGGATCTGTAGCTGGAGTTAACGTTTACACTGACCCTACAATGGCTTGGGATGATTATTCAATCGCAGTTGGTAGAAAAGGAGACGGAAACGGACCTGGTATTGTATTTATGCCTTACTTAATGGCTGAATCAGTACAAACAATCGCTGAAGGAACTATGGCTCCTAAAGTTGCTGTTAAATCTAGATTCGCATTAGTTGATGCTGGATTCCACCCAGAAACTCAATATGTTAAATTTAACATAACTATTGATGGAGGAACTAACTTATTAACTTTAGCTTAATATTTAGATTAGAACTAACATTCTATAAATACCCAAAGGGAATCGAGAAATCGGTTCCCTTTTTTTGTGATATATAATCTATTAGTAATAAAAATATATTAAAAACATGAAAACAACAAAAACATTTGAATCGTGGTATACTATGATTATGGAAGGTGAATTAGCAACAGCAACTGTTACGGAAACACCAACAATTTCTAATGACGTAGATACTATTATAACTTCTTTAGAAACCCTTGCTAAAGAATTAACGGAAGAATTAGAAGGCGAAGATTTTAACGAAGTTAATGAAGCAGATGCAGCTACACCAAGCACTGTAATGCAATGGTTATGGTGGATGCCAAAGGCCAGAAAGGCACAAGCTAAAGTTAACAAAATCAAGTTAAATGTAACTGATATGGAAGCAGCAGCAACAGATGCACCAGACGCACAGCAAAAAGCTAAAATTACAGCAAAAGCAAAACAAGCAAAAGAACAAGCAGCTGAACTTCAAAAAATGGTTGACGCTAAATTTAGTTCAAAAGGAGACCTTGTAGGTAAAGCAATTCATAACGAAAAAATTGCTGGACAAATTGCATCTATTAAAAGAGCCTCAGGATTAGAAGACGATCCTGAAAAATTAGCTACTTATAAGGAAAAAATGGCTGAACTTCAGCAAAAATATAAAGAAGATCAAGAAGCAATTAAAGAACTTGAACCTTCTGAAGATGATAAAAAAGAAGCAAAGAAAAAAGCAGAAGACGACAAAGCAGCTCAAGCTAAATTAGATGCTGACGCTCAGGCAGCTAAAGATAAAAAAGCTGGAAAAACCGAAGACGAGGAATCAACTGATGATACAACAGCTTCTAAAAAGAACGACTCTGAATCAACTGACGATACCGAAGCTACTGATGATACCGAAGCTACTGATGATACAAAAGTTGATCCAAACATAAAAAAATTGCAAGACGAAATCGCAACTAAAGAAGGTGAATTAGCAGATGCTGAAAAATCTCCAGATAAAAATAAAGAAGGTATTAATATACTTAAAGGTGCAATTGCTGGAATGAAGAAAAAATTAGAAACATTAAAGCAAAAATCAGCCCCACAAGAATCTTTAGTTATTAGAGCTAAAGCAGTTAGATTAAATGAATTAGCTACTGAAATTGAATCTAAATTTGATTGGCAAGTTTCTGAAGGAACTGCATTACACTCAAAATATAACGAGTTGATTAAAAAGGCAGAATATTTAAATACTTTGAATGAATCAAAATATCAAAACTTAAGTGTTAAAGAAAGATTCTCTAGATTAATGTAATTTAGAATTCTTTTTGGCAAGTTTTAAGAACTCCTGTTGTTGATTCAATAGGAGTTTTTTTACGTGTTTTTGGAAGGCAACTGATGATTTAATAATTCTACCGTCTACTGTTTTACCACCAAGAGTATCGTGATAATCAGGATGCACGAAGTTTTCAGCATCAAAGTTATTTATATTAGAACGAATAGGTTCTCCAGATAAAGCACATTTCCAATCAATGGTATCATAACTCTCTTCAAGTTCCTCAATCTTCATAAAACATCCAGTCGACCAATCATAAAAATATTTGTCTTTATGTGATTGGTGTTTAAACTTACAAACTTCAAAAATGATATGTAGAAACTGATCATCTTGAGCCCTCTCCTTGATTAGTGGATTTTCCAACAATAATCTACGTTGTTGTCTTGAAAGACCCTCATAACAAACGCCGTATCTATTGCGTGGATACGGTCCACCTGTTCTTCGAATCTTAGGATATTTATTGTTGTATGCCATAAGATATTTATCTGAAACATATTTAATATTGCCTATATAATATGTATAAAAACAAGCAATATATGATTCACGCGCTATTTACAGAAAAGTACCGTCCAAAAAATTTAGAGGATTTGATTTTACCAGAAAGAGTAATGTCAAAATTCAAAGATGGATTATCACAAAACATGTTATTGGCTGGAAGTCCTGGTACAGGAAAAACTTCAACAGCAAAAGCAATTGTTCAACAGTTTGGTCTTCCATATATTTATATCAATGCTTCAACTGATACTTCAGTTGATGTAATTAGAACAAGAATTACAGATTTCTGTTCAACTATGTCAATTTTAGATGACCAAGGAAAATTCAAAGTAGTTATCTTAGATGAGGTTGATGGAGTTTCTGATCAATTTTTTAAAGCACTTCGTGCTACAATGGAACAATTTGCATCGAATTCTCGTTTTATTGCAACATGTAATTACGTGAATAAAATTCCAGATCCAATTCTTTCCAGATTTGAAGTGATTAATTTTGACTTTGATAAAGCAGAAGAATCTGAATTGACAAAGAAATACATTAAACGTGTTTATGAAATCTGTGGAAAAGAGGAAATGACAATTGAAAAACCAGCATTGGTTGAATTCGTTCGTCGTAACTTTCCAGATCTTCGTAGTACATTAAATAAGCTACAAGGTTATAAAACGCAAGGAACAACAAATATCACGACAGAGGATGTTAAGAAATTTAACTCTGTTTATAAAGATGTATTTGATCTAATTTTTAACGAAATGGATCCAATCAAAAACTATAAACATATTGTTGGAGAATACGGAAATCGAGTTGATGATGTACTTCAAACTCTTGGCGAAGAATTTATTGAGTATATTCAAACCGAAAGGGCTCAAAGCGTTAGACATATTCCACAAATTGCTATTTGTGTTGCCGAGCATCAAGCTCAAAGAACATTAGTGATAGATCCAGTTATTACACTTCTATCATGTGTGTACAAAATACAAGAAATTGTAAGAAACTAAAAATAAATTGATAAAAGTTTTACCGCGTCAAAACTTTTGTTTATATTTACAAATAAATTATAGAACTATGAAATTAGGAAAACATACCTTGATTATCGATGGTAACTACTTTGTCCACAGTAGATTATTCGTGTTACCTCGTCCTAAAAAAGAACAATTGTTAGGAGATCGTGATGGTCAAGAACAATTTATGCGAAAGTTATGTATTGACTTTGCATCAGAAGTTAGAAAGTTAACTCCATTTGTTGACCAAATCGTAGTTGCTGTAGATTCAAAATCATGGCGTAAGGATCTATTCCCTGCTGCCGAATATAAAGGTACTAGAGTATCTGATAATTCAGTTAACTGGGAAAATGTATTTAATACTTATACAGAATTCCAAGATATTCTAGCAAAACGTGGAGTAATTATCCATAAAGTGCCAGGCGCTGAAGCTGACGATATCTTGTTCGGATGGTCGACTCAATTAAACAATGAAGGTAAAAATTGTATTGTTTGGACTGGTGACCGTGATTTAATTCAATTAGTTGACTATAATAAAGCAACGGATGCATATACCCTTTGGTACTATAATTCTCAAAGAAAATTATTAGCATTTGAAGGATTCCAAGAATTATTAGAAAATGGTGGAACATCATCAATGAGTAATGACGATATGTTATTTAACATGTCTTCTAATGAAGTTATGAATGACAAGCTTAAAGAAGATTTCCAATCATGGGTTATTAAAAATACTGTCAAAATCGAAGAAATCAATTGTGATGATTTTATCTTCTCAAAGATTTTACAAGGTGACAAAAGCGATAATATTCAGTCAGTTGTTACATGGACTAAACGTACAAGTTCAGGTTCTATTAGAAACTACTCAATCACTGAAAAACAGGCTCTTCAAATTCTTGAAAAATACAGAGAAACTGAAGGTAATTTCCATATTGACCATTTCTTTTCATCGAATCAAGTTGACACTATAGTTTCTTTAATTCATGAGGTTGTTGGCAAATCAACTATCGAAGAAATTCGCGTTCGTTTCAATCAGAACTTAGACTTAATGCTCCTACACTATAACACAATACCTGAGGGAATATTAAAAAGTATCTATAATGAAATTGATAGAGACTTCAGTGTTGAGCCGCAGTTGTCTGGATTGACTCAGATGGAAAAGATATTAGAAGGAACTGAATGGAGTTCTACTACATCTGTCGGTAAAGGTGCTCCAAAAGGATTCGATCCATTTGCAACCTTAAAACTTGATGATGTTAATAAATTACCAGAAACCAAACAATTAAATACATTATTTTAAAATGACAAACGAGGATATTTTAATTGAATTATTGATTGAAGCACATGAAGAGGGTATTTTTGATGAGCTCATGACTGAAGTAAACAAAATTGAAGAAACGCATATAACTCATAACAATAGACTCGAAGTATTCGAAAAAGCCATATCACATGTTAGACGAAACAAAACTGTTTGATTTTATTAAAATAATGTTCACTAAGCCGAACGATTATAAAAAAATCACGAATCATAATAAGAAGCGACATCATTTTATGATTAATCGCTTCTTTGCGATTCAATATCCTTCAAATGCCCAATTCTTTAATAAGAATGGAATCAATCCAATCGCCGTTATTGATAGTTGGTCGCTTGTTGCTGCACGATTTAAAAGTGTTCCAGGTTGGATCTATACAAAAACTAAAAAACCCGAAAAAGAAGTAACTTCAAAAAGCAAATATATACCATCAGAAGAGGCTATCTCATTTTTTATGGAAAGAAATGAAATAGGCAAGAGAGAATTTAAAGAACTTGAAAAATTTGCTAAAGAAGACTTATATTTAACTTTACAAAAGTTAGAAGATTCTATGCAAGTTTACTAATATGTAAATTTATGGAGCAATTCGATTTAAGTCTAATGCCAACCGCAGTAGACGTTACACTATACAAATATAACTACATCGATAATAAATTATGGACGCAAATTCATAATCAAGCTGATTTTATTCAGGTATCTGAAGATTCTATTATGACATCTTCGAGTCAGTTAAAATCAATTCTTGAAACTAATTATCTTTCAACAATTAACAAAATTAAAACGTTAGGTTCTGACGTTGTTCATAAAGAAATTAATTCAGTTTTCTTTTTGTATCAAATGTGCTTAGAAATGGAAAATCTACAGTACGTTAAATTCAACTTAAATAAAGATAAAACTTATAGTCGAATGATTGAAATTGAGGGTAAGAAAATACTTCAATTTAGTTTTAAAGTAATCACAGCAACCCTACGATTATTTGACTTATATGACGAAGAAGAGTTACCTCACGTTAATAAAATTCTTGAAGAGTTAGGAATTCTCTATCCAGAAAAACCTTATAATAGAGTTTTTGCAAGTGAACTTTCTGAAAAGATTGATATGTACGTTGAATCACATGGAGAAGATGACCACAATGCTGGAATTGTTCTCGATATTCTCGACATATTAGAACAGAAAATGGAAGTTGAGAACTCATTAATCCTATTAATCACAGACTACTAGAATTTCAAGAATATATACAGTATAAAAATACTGTTATCAATGAAATTTTTTAGTAATTTTGGAAAGAGAGAGGGACTAGTCTACATTATAGTTTCTTTATGGGTAATTATGGGACTTTTAGGAGCCTATAAAACCGCTAGTTTTGCAGATCTTGCAATCTACTTTGGATCCCTTACAGCATACGCTGCAACATATATTTGGGCTGAAGCAAAACGTCCAAGCGAAAAAACTGCAATCTTTAAAAAAGGACCAAACTCGAGAAGAGAGGTTATGATTTATGTTGTAGTTATAATTTGGGCTATAGCTGGAGCCGGAGCAATTTGGTTTAAGGCAAATATTGGAGAACTTGCATTATACTTTGTTTCATTAACAGGATTTGTAGCATCATGGATTGCTGGCGAAGTTTATACACCACAAGATGATGTTAATAAAAAAATGGAACAATAATGGTAACAGGATATACTGCAAGTGCATATGGTGATTTTTTCATAGCATCTCTACAAGCGCCATACACAAATACTTTAAAAATTATTGACTGGGAAATTCTAGTAGGACTTAAAACCCCTTTTATGACTGGAACAATCAGCGTGGTTGCTGGAGAAAATGTAATCATAGGTTCCGGAACGCAGTTTACACAAATTTTCGAAATAGGCGATATTATTATTATCGGAAACATAGAATATACAATTGAATCTATTATTTCCCCATTGGAACTTGTAGTCGAAGAAACTTTAACAGTAACTGGTAATGGCCTTCAATACTATCGTCCAGCAAACGAAGATAATTTTTTTGAATATGAATATAGATGGTCGCAGGACGGTTACTTATATTCTGAATTTAGTCCATTGAATCATAATGAATCATTTGGAGATTTATTAGCACTTACATTTGACACAAGCAAGCCAGTATGGATTGATGTAAAAAATGAAGTTGCTGGAATTATTCCCGGAACTTCAATATCATTATTGTCAATAACTTATACTATCGAAACTGTTGATGGTATTATAGAATCATGTCCAAACTTTTGTGTTGAATGCACAGATCCATTTGCAATGAATGGTTGCGCAAATATTCAAGTTTCATGCGGAACAGGAAATCAATTTAATCCATACGCCCTAACAAAATCAATTAAAATATACAAACAATTAACGAACATTGTTAATGACATATTCGGACATGAGGTTAATTATTTTAAAACAGAACCAGATCTGAGAACAACTGATGTGATTCTTATGGAATATTCTCTACACAATGTTGTAGATAATCAAACAATAAAGATATTGGTTCCTGATAATGAATTCCCGACTGAAGCAAACACTTATGATATATTTGGAATTGAACTTGAAGATTTTGAAGTTCATATAACAGCAGAGGAATTTGAAACACATTTTGGTGCTGGAAAATATCCTAGAAATAAGGACTATATGTTTATTCCAATTATTAATAGAATGTATGAGATAAGTTCAGTTTCATTAGCAGATGAATTTAATAGATCCCATTCTTATTGGAGAGTTAAATTGGTTAAATATCAAGATAGAACTGATGTTATTAAAGGTCAATTTGATGCAGCAACTGATGCGTTAGTAACTGGAATCGATGAAATATTTGGAGAAAAGATTCAGGAAGAATATTCTAAAAATTTAAAACAAGAACAATTCCAATCAGTTATCACAACATATCGAGATGGTATCAGAGAATTTGTTAATAGAAAACTTAAAATCAAGGATTACGATCTTAAAAATAGATGGACTGTTGTTAGTAAAAATTATTATGATTTGTCTACATTCCCATTAGATGAAAATGCTTTATTTTATGAAGCGCCATCAAAGCTTGAGCTTGGAAAAGATGCCGCTTTTACAGGTTGGTTCTCTCCTCAATTTAGTACAACATCAACAAACGAATACTTTTTATTTGGAGATAGTACTGCAATAACAGGTTTTAAACTTGCCTTGACTAATACATCATTTATATTTAAAGTAAATGGAGTAGCTGAAAATTTCACACATGGAATAACATTCAATTCGAATAAATGGTACGCTTATGTTGTCAATGTTAATAATACATTTACTCAATTAGGAGTTTCAATTTATAGTTTAGATCCTAATAGTAACTTTAATGTAAATACACCTGGTCAAATTATAACACCTCAAATGTCTTCAAATAATTTAATTGAAGAATTTGTTGAAACTAGACCAATGACAACTCCGTTAACATGGAACAACAACACCAATTTTGGATTAAGAGGAAATGATATGTTCATGACTAACATTAGAGTATTTAATAAACCAATCGAATATGAACAACATTCAAATGTATTAAATCAATATGTTGTTAGAGACAATCAATTGGCTCAAGTTATTGATAATGCAATACCATCTCTAGGATTCCAGAAGTTTGCCAATGCCAGATAATATTGATACATATACTATCTAACAAAACACAAATTATGTCAGAAAATAAAAGTATAAAAGACCAAGCTGAAGATATTAGAAGGGATCTTGATGAATTGATCGGTGGAGATAGTTCCGCTGAGATTTCAGATGTTATTGAAACAGATCCAAAACTTCCGGCAAAAAGACCAGAAACATATATGTCTTTTAGTGAACTTAAAGAAAGTTCAACTAAAAAAGCAAAGAAAACAATTTCAGCCCTAATGAAATTTTATCTTGATGCTGACATTATTGAAAAGGACGAATATATCCAGGCTAAAAAGAAGATGGACGAAATGACAATGAGTTCATTAGTTTATCAATTACAAGCCGGTGAAAGAGCACTAACAACCCTGTTAGAAGCAATTGAAGATGGAGAAGTTGCACCAAGAATGTTTGAAGTTCTTGCAACTCTTCAAAAATCAATGCTAGATATAATTAAATCTCAAACAATGTATCTAATGGCAACTGAAGAAAGTACCAAAAGAATTGCAAAAGATATTGAAATCTACCGTAAAAAAGATGATATTAGAGAAATCGAATCTTCAGGTGGAGATTCATCTTCCGGAAACATTCAAAGAGGTTCAAAGGACTTAATGAGAATGATTAGAGCCGGTATTGATGATAACGAAAGTGAAATCGAGGACGTAGAAATTACAGAATAATATGGCAAATGATAATTACGTAGGAGACAATAAATGGATTCCAGCTGAAGATGCAAATGCAGATTCTCAGAAACTAATATGGTCGACAAAAATAGTTAATGACCTAGTAGTTGCTCTTGATAAAGGTTATAGACCACAAGTGAGTCTTCCATTTTATGAAGGTAAACAATTTCTAAGAAAGGGTAATATTGTATTTGAATATACAGATGCTGAAATTGCAGAACTTGCAAAGTGTGCAAATGATATTGTATATTTTGCTGAAACCTATGCAGTTGTAATGACTGATAATGGGGTTCAAAAAGTAAAACTTAGAGAATATCAAAAGGACTTATTAAGAGATTTCCAACATAATAGATTTAATATTGTATTGGCATCCAGACAGATGGGTAAAACCGTAACCGCCTCCATTTTTAATGCATGGTACTTGACATTTAATTATGACAAAACCACATTATTATTAGCGAATAAATCTGAATCAACAAAGGAGATTATTGACAAAGCAAAGGTAGTTATTGAAAACTTACCATTCTTTATGAAACCGGGAATTATCAAATATGACGTTATGAACGTTAGATCCGATAATGGTTGTCGTTTGGTTGGACAGTCAACAACTGCAAAATCCGGTATTGGTTTTACGATTCATAATTTATATCTTGATGAGTTTGCGCACGTTCACCCAACAATCGTGGATTCATTTTATGAAAACGTTTATCCTACACTTTCTGCATCTAAAATTTCAAGAATCAATATTACTTCTACACCAAATGGATTTAATAAGTTCTATGAAATCTTTGCCGATGCTGAACAGGGGAAAAACGAATATAAAGCGACCAGAATCGATTGGTGGCAACATCCAGATCGAGATGATGCATGGTACCAAAGAGAACTTGGAAACCTTGGATCAGAAGATGCATTTAATAGACAATATGGAAATGAATTTACAAGTTCATCGAGTTTATTGCTAAGTCCAGGTACAATGAAAAGTATCCGTAAAAATGCAAAGAAATTTATTTGGCACGATTTGGAAGATTTTGAAAATATCCATATCGATACCGAAGGATTCTTATCATTTGATCCAGACTTTGACATTGAAGCGGCTGCAGAATCTGACAGATACTATTTATTTTCTGTAGATATTGCAGAAGGAAACGGCGGTGATTACTCGGTGATTAACGTGTTTGAGGTTGAACCAATGGAGGATAAACATATCGAAAATTTCATTACACCAGGTGCAATGTACGATTTCTTTATGATTAATCAAGTTGCTGTTTTTAGAAGTAATGAACATCCAATTGAAGATTTTGCAAAAATATTATATACTTTAGCAATTGATGTTTTTAACTCAGAAAACGTTAAAATGGTTATTGAGTTCAATACTTATGGAAGTATTTTGCTACAATATCTTTCAACAGTTTTCCCAGGTAGAAATGATTTTGAGGACGAAATGGTACTTAGATTTAAACATAGACATGACTCAAAAGTTCCAAAGGCTGGACTTAGACTTAAGTCAGATAATAAGGCAATTTTCTGTCAAAACTTTAAAAAATTGATTGAAACAAACAGAATTAAAATAAATGATATAACAACAGTACAGGAAGCCAGTCTTTTTGGAACCGTTAAAAACGGAAGTTATGCAGCTCAAATGGGAAATGATGATACTATCATGACCTGTATTACTGCAACTGAATTTTTTGGAACAACAGATTACGCAGATTATGTCGAAGAATTGTTGGATGTTATTGAACCAGAAAAACATGATCTTATGGAGAAAATTCTTTATAAAGACAATGATGTTCAAGGTGATATGCAATACGATATTTACGATTTATTGTAATCTCCATCCAAAAAAAGGATATATAATAAAAGAAAAAAAATACACTTAAAATTATGGCACTAAGTCCGCAATTATTAAATTTTAAGAGCTCAGGAGTTTATAGACTTGAGTTTGACAAATCTCAAACAGCGAACATTAACGTTGAGACTCTTAGATTAGTAGTAGGTCACTCTAGAAAAGGACCTTACAACACTCCAGTTTTAATTGATTCACAGGAAACATTCGATAATGTTTTTGGTTCAATTGATAAAGGATTAGAAAAAAAGGGAATGTTTTTCCACAGATCTTGTGTCGAAGCTCTTTCAAGAGGTCCAATCTTAGCATTGAACTTGGCGAAATTCGAGACAGGAGACGATATTACATATTACCAATCGATTTCAACTAATGGTTCTATTGATGGTAATACTTCAGTATCTGGTAGCGGTGATTATGATAAATTTTTCGACAATGATAAATTTATGACACCTTCAGATTCTGCAACTTTAGCAGAAATTGGAAATGGTGATAACAACATCTTAAATTTCGTAAACATCAAACAAGATTCAATTACAGTTATCGTAAGACAAGCTGCTTCAGTTAAAGAATTTGATTTAACTGCAAGAGAATGGTACGGTGAAGGTAATGTTCCTGAATACTTAAACGAATTTGACAGAATGTCAGATTTCATGATTGACGTATTTGTATTTAAAGGAGAATTTGATGCTGCTACAATGGCAAATGATCCAATTTACTCAGCATACTTTACATCAGCTGGATTAATTAAATCTAAATTAAACGAATTTGCAAACTTAAGACAAGTTAGCTTAATCGCACAATACACTGGATCTATTTTACCAGGATTCAAAGATCTTGAAGGTAGAAACTTATATATTGAATCAATCGTTAACACTGAAGCTAGAAGAACTGGTTTATTCTGTGCTGTTGATGAAGATGCAGTACTTGACGAAAACGGAACTAAAGTTGATTTTATTGGTCACATTGCAGATGAAACACAAGATTTCGAATTGTTATCACATGTAGTTGGTCAAGAAGTACACGTACACCACCCAATCCAATTAACCGGAGATGAAACAATCACAGTTAATGGAGATACTTTGGTAATTGATAATATTACTGAAGTTGAAGCACTTAAGGCGGTTGAAGGAGAAGATTCTTTATTATCTGCAGTTGCTAATGAATATACATTAATTACAAACACTTTACCGTGGGCAGAAACTACACCAGCAGTTGGTCTTTCACCGGCATTAGGAACAATTACTATCGAATGTAATGCAAACATTAGCACATCATACTCTTCTCTATCTGGAACTACAGGAGAATTAGAATTCTTACATGTTTCAAATAGTAGAGTAACTCCATATACATTTGGAGATAACTATAATGGAGTTTTAACAGCAGGTTTAAATGGAAGTACTAGTTTTACAGTATCTTATTTAACATCAGCTATTTCAAATCTTAATCCTGCATTCGCATTCCCAATTGTACCTGGAGATTATGTAGATTCAGCAACATCTGGTAGACTTGCAAGAGTTAGTAGAATTTCTAAGAAAATTGATCCAAATAATAATTTGAAAACTATTTTCGAAGTATTTACAGACATTACGCCAGACTATTCTGATAGAATTATTAAATCTTTTGAAAATGCATCTGATCATTACAAAACTTTTGTTTTACCAAAAGCTGAGATTACTGTTAAAACTATTAGCCAATATTTATCTGTTCTTTCAGGTGGTATCGGTTTATATGATGCATTAGTAGATAAAGATATGATCGATTTTAGATATATTGTTGATACATTTACTTCGTTCGACACAAACGGTTTAAATAACAAACGTAATCTTTCTCAATTAGCAAAAGACAGACAAAATGCATCTGCTATTTTAAATGCACCTACTATTGAAGATTTTAAAAAATCATTTGATCCATCATTTACTGATTCAGAAGGAGTATTTAACACCGCGTATATTGCAACCGGAGGTAATCAAGATAAAAACCCTACAAAAGTTTACTCTTTACCAAGTATCGCTGAAGGAGCAAACTATGCGTTCTACTACGGACCTGGTTTAATCGTAAGCGACAATGGAAAAGATATTATTGTTCCAGCAGCTGCGTATGTTTCAAACAATTACATGGACAAATACACTAGCGCTTTACCTTGGTCAATCGTTGCTGGTCCAAGACGTGGTGTTGTATCTGGTACAAACGTTAAAGGAACTGAATATGCATTTGATAAAAATGATAGAGACGTTCTAGAACCATTCGGAATCAATCCAATTGTATTCCAAAGAGGAACTGGATTAACAATCTTAGGAAACAAAACTGCACAGCAATCTATTAAATCTGCGCTTTCTTCAGCTCACGTTAGAGAAGCCCTTATTTATATCCAAGACGGTATGGCAGATATTCTTAAAGATTACGTATTTGAATTTAACAATGTTCAAACTAGACTTGAAATTAAAACTTTAGCAGATTCATTCTTAGAAGGTGTTAAACAAGACGGTGGAGTTTACGAATTTAAAAACGTAATGGATCAATCTAACAATACTAACGAAGTTATCGATAACAATATGGGTATTATCGATACTTATGTTGAACCAGTTAAAGGTTTAGAAATCGTAGTTCATAGAACAACAATCCTAAATACTGGAGAAATTCAATCAGGTAACTTAGGTTAATTAGATATATAAAAAAATAAAACATTAATAAAACATGGCTTTACCACATTATAATCAAGACCAAACGTCTAGAAAAGGTAGAAACTTCGAACCAGTACAAGGTAACTTGTTCGAAGTTACAATTCTTCCACCACAAGGTGTTTCGGATGCGCCACTTATGCTTCAACATATTAATTCAATCTCAGGATTAGATTTATATAAAGAAGTTGGTGCTATTGAACAAAAATACAAATTCGTAACTAGATCGTATGCAGGTACTCCTGATAATACATCAGTTGACGTAACAATTAACTTCTCATTAAACTTAAACGAGGCTAATCAAGCTTACCTTTATAAATCAATGAGACAATGGTATAACTTAAGATACGATCCAAACACAGGTGCTATGGGACTTAAAAAGGATTATGTAGGTACTATTGTTATCGTTCAGTTCAACAGAGCTGGAGATATTTATAGAACTGTAACTTTAGAAGATTGCCAAATAACTTCAGGTTTAGGATTCACAAATGAATTAAGCTACGAAACTCCGGATGCAGCAGCATTAGAAGTAGGTTTTAGATGTGATGCTTGGAAAGAAGTTTTAGCATAATTATTCAATAATCATGGGGAATAGTTTTTAATTATTCCCCATTTTTTTGAAACAAAAACATAATATAATGATAATATAATATATAGATGGATAAATTAACAAAAAAGTTACAGGTTCTTCTGTCAGAAGACGAGGTATCTTTGATTAATCGAATCATCCTAAATGAAGCAATTGAAACGGGTCAACGACCTATTTCAATTTCTGCTTTTATTAGAGATGTTATTAGAGAAGAAATCGAAAAAAAGGCAAGTAGTATCAAGCCTTTCGAAAAAATTGATATTAAAAAACTTAAAGACAAATAATTTATGAGTAACGAAAGTAACGAAAACGAAATCAACTTAGAAGACCAATATAAGAATATGGTTCAATCTAACGAATCTCAAGAAACACAAGAAGAGCCCGTTAATTTAGGAAGGGTTAATATGGAAAGATTTACTGGAGAAAAAGCAGAAAGTGCAGATTTCCATTTAGGCTACCATACTATTCCTACAATTTCACTACCATCTGGTGGAATGTTTTATCCTGAAGGCACTGAAATTTCAATCAGATCTGCAAAGGTAACCGAGATTAGACATTTCTCAACAATTGACGAAACTAACGTTTTAGATATTGATGAAAAATTAAATCAAATTTTAGAATCATGTATTAGAATAACTTCAGCAAACAAAAGATTGTCTTATAAAGATATTCTTGAAGAGGACAGATTTTACATTATTTTATCAATTAGAGATTTAACATTTCCAGAGCCAGAATCTAACCTTAAAATCGATCACATGTCGAAAAAAGGAGAGAAGCATGAAATTGAAATTAAAAAAGAATTCTTTCAATACTTTAAAATTCCAGCTGAATTAGACAAGTATTATGATTCAGAAAGAAAATCATTTATGATTGAAACGAAATCTTTTGGAACAATTGAAATGACTCCACCTGTTATCGGAGTTATGCAAAAGATTACTGCTTATATTAAAGAAAAGCAACAAAAAGGTCAAAAAGTCGACCAATCAATTCTTCAAATTATTCCTTATTTGAATAAGGACTGGAGAGGTTTTAGCGATAAAACTATCTTTGAATTTGAAATTGAATTAAACGGATGGTCAAACAAAAAATACAATTTAGTGTATACATTGGCTGAAAAGATGAAAATTGGAGTTCAACCAAATATGCTAGTACAGTTAGGGGACGAGGAGGAGGAAGTTCCCATCACCTTTCGTGACGGCATCAAATCTCTTTTCGTTGTTCAAGATATCGCTGGCGAACTTCTTTAAGGTTAAATTTCACATTTATCTTAAATTACATATTCAACCAAGTGAACTTGAAAACCTTGAGTATTATGAGTTCTATTATTTAGTTAAGGATTTAATAGAACATATCAAGGAGGAGAATAAACAGAACCAAGGGCAGAATGATGCAACGTCAGGAGCTATGAGTGGTATGAAGATGCCAAGCATGAAAATGCCTAACATGAAAATGCCAAATCTTAAATAAATAGAGGGTCCCTAATCGGACCCTTTTTTATTGGGATATATAATCCTAGAGAACAAGTGTTTATCTTAAAAAAATAGAATCGCGCGTGACCAGTAATAATAAACAAGTTACCCTATTAACAACACCATTACAGAAAATAGCAGACGCAACTGAAGCATCTGCAGTACTTCTTAGCAGAATCGCTGAAGTTGTTCTTAATGGAGCAAGTAGTAAATCAGGAAACGAAACATCAAACGAGCTTAAAAAACAAACTGGAATTCTTTCTGATATTAGAAGTATCATGAGAGAACAAAATAAGTTACTAGCAAAAGGTGCTGGAGCAAAAGGAGGTCCTGGAGGAGGAATGTTTACTCCAATGTCGGCTAAAGACGTTGGTTTAACAGCACTGATGATCGTTGGTGTTGCTGGAGCAATTGTTGGAGCTGCCGCATTATTTACATTAGTTCCTGTTATTTCAGTAGGACAATTACTTACCGTGTTAGCTGTAGCTGGTATTTTTGCACTTATAGCACCAACATTTGTTAAAATTGCCGAAGTTCTCGGTAGAAATTCTAGAGACATTATTGGAAAAGGGGATAGTTCAGCAGATATGAGCAATCCAAAATCGATGTTCTCACTTGCCGGAGCAACAACTCTAGCAATGGCATCAATTGCAATTTCACTTGTTTTAAGTGGTGCAATATTTACCTTAATGCCAATGGTTAATCCAGTTCAATTATTATTAGCATTAGCAGTCGCAGTTATTATGATTCCGGCAGCATTTGCATATTCTATGATTTTAAAAGCAACAAAAGACCTTAAGAAAGAAGAACTTGTATTTGCAGCAGCCGCAATTCCATTAATGGCACTTGGTATTGTTGGAGCAGCTTACGCATTTATGTTACTACCAACTGGAAGTAATTTACAAGCACCAGATCCATTGTGGGTTCTTAAATCTGCATTTGCAATAGGTTTATATTCAATAGGATTCTATTTTATAATGAAGGCAATTAAAGGTGCAAGCATCAAAGAACTTATTTTTGGCGCGATTGCAATTCCATTAATGGCACTTGGTATTATGGGTGTTGCCGCAATTTTTCAAATTCTACCTCAAGTAGATCCAACTATGGCACCAGATCCAATATGGGTTCTTAAATCTGCATTTGCAATTGGGTTATATGCTGTTGGATTCTATTTTATAATGAAGGCAATTAAAGGAGTTAATCCAAAAGAGCTTTTATATGGCGCTATTGCAATTCCAATTCTTGCAATCGGAATTTTAGGTACTGCCTTTATATTCCAAGGATTATCAGCAATTTCTGAATATCTTGCACCAGATCCTTTATGGGTTCTTAAGGCAGGATTTTCATTATTAATATTTGCAGTTCCTTTTTATATAGTTTCTAAAGCTATTAAAGGAATGACACTAAAAGAAATGATATTCATGGCTGTAGCAATTCCAATTGTTGCATTTGGAGTTCTTGCAACTGCATGGATTTTCCAAGGACTTAGTGGAATTGCATATTTTGCACCAGAACCAGAATGGGTTCTTAAAGCTGGTTTGGCTATTGTAATTTTTGGAGCAGTTTTATATCTTGCAAGTAAAACACTTGGAAGCTTAGGAATTGGAGACTTATTTAAAGGGCTTATTGCAGTTGCAGTTACTGCTTTCGCAATTATCGCAGTTGGTTGGATCCTATCATTAGGACCAGGGACATGGATTTCTCCGCCTCTTGACTGGACCATTAACACTGGAGCAGCTTTAGGAGTTATGGGACTTGCTATAGTTGCAATGGGACTTGCCGTTGCTGCATTAACACCAGCTACTCTTCTATTAGGAGCACTTGGTATTATTGTTGCCGCAATTACAATATTAGCAGTTGGTTGGATTCTTGCTGGATTGGCTCCAGTTATGCCTCAATTAATTACAGTGGCTCAAGGATTTACAGCAATGTTATTAGCCCCAATTAATGGAATGATTGATGTATTTGCCCGATTTAAAAATGAAATTGGAGTTGACAATATGATCGGCCTTGCAATTGGTATTGCAGCATTAGGAGGAGCATGGTTAATCTTTACAGCAGCAATGGCTGGTTCAAGTATTGCGTCCGGTATTGGTAATGCAATTGGAGGAATTCTTGATGGTATTGGTTCTCTTTTTGGAGGAGATCAACCATCACCGATTGAAATATTAGAACGTCTGGCTGTTATTGCGCCTGATGTTAATAAACTTGCAATACCATTAATAAATGTTGGTAAAGGATTCGCTATGATTAATGGAGGTGCTTCGATGGCAATGAAAGCATTTACATCGCTTACCGATCTACACGAAAATATTGATGTAGATGATTTTAATTCGCAGGCAAAAGCATTTAGAAGTATTGCTGGATCATATACTGGAATTGCAAACGCAAGTAAGGTAATGAATATAAAAGCAATAGTAGCAACAACAGACATGTTTAAAGCGCTTACAGATCTTGCAAAAAATAAAGGAGAATCTGCAATGGCAGTTTTAGCTGAAAAATTAATGGAAGCAGTTAAACAATTAACAGGAACAATTACTAATCTTGAAAAAGCATCAGCAAAACAAAGCGCTGAAGCTGCTAAGGCTGGAGATGTTCTTCAATCAACTATGGTAGCCGTTAAAGAGTCGGTTGTTGGTGTTAAAAAGAGCGCAGATAAGTTAGGTGATGCTAATAAAGAAGGCAAACTAGATTTACAACCTCTTATTGATGCAATTGAAGCTTTAGAAGAAAGATTTGATAGAGTGATTAAAGTTAATGTTGTTGAAACAGTTTAAAACATCTTTATATAATATCTAAATTTAATATCATGAAATACCTTTATTTTAGCGCACCATGGTGCGGACCTTGTAAACAATTAGCGCCAAAAATGGAATTAGTTGCTGAGGCAAATATTACTGTTGAAAAAATCTTAGTTGATGAAAATCAAGAAATCACACAACAGTATGGAATCCGAAATATTCCAACAGTATTATTAATCGATGAGAATGGAACTGAAATCGAAAGATTCGTAGGAGTTAACGATGTTGGATTCTATCTTGAAAAATTTGAGAATCATGCCAACTAGAGAATCAATAGTACAAAGATTATTAGACGAAAAACTAATAAGTGCTGAAGAAGCTGTTGTCTTATTAAAGACTGAAGTTACTAAATGGTTACCAAGTCCAAACCAAAATCAATGGATTGGCCCAGGAATACCATCGTATCCTGCTCAGCCGTATCAACCTTTTATCCCGAATCAGCCGATTAATGTACCATACTGTGATTGGCATACCGGAACAGGAAATCCAAACACGGTAACTTTTACATCAACATCAACCGCTGATTTAAACAAAAATTACACATACAAATAGTGAAAATATTTTCATTGCCCTTATTATTGATTGTAGCCTTTCTTTCTCTTGGAATAACTTCTCCAAACTTAAAAAATGTTACAATCAATAATTCTGTCTATTCAATAGTTTATTCTCAGGATTTTGAACAACCTTTAGAAATAACTTATGATGTTGCGTGTAATATGAACTCAAAGAAACATTATGAACGCACTGGTTTAAATTTCTATAGACCAAATGGAATTCATACATCAGATGATGCAGATTATGCGTATAATGTTTGGGATAAAGGTCACATGGCTCCCGCTGCAGATTTTAACTGTGAGTATTCTAGTTTAAAATTAACATTTTCGTATGTTAATTGTTCGTTACAGCATCGAGACCTAAACCGTGGTCAATGGAAGGTGCTAGAATCATACGAGAAGGAACTTGCAATTAATAATAAGGTAACAATTAAGATTTATGTTGATTTCGTAGGTTCAACCAGGTTAACAACTGGAGCAATGGTACCTGTAGGATTTAGCAAGATTATTTATTTGAATGGTAATAAATTCAAATCTTATTATTTTCCGAATAAAAAATTGGATGGATCTTACGAAAAATATCTAGTTAGCAAAAATTAAAAAGCCAAGGTTATCTACCCTGGCCTTTGTTTGATTTTTTGTAGTTGTCAGCTCCCTTGTTCTTTGTAGTTTTAGTTTTAGCGTGAACTCCTTTTCTTTTCTTTTTTGGTGTTTCTGTAAAAGCACCACCAGTTGCATTCTTTGCCATGATTCTATAGATATTTTTAGGTTAATATATTTATTTAACGACCTAGTGAAAAAAGTCAAAAAAACATTTTACCGCGTCAAAAAAATATATTATATTTACATATCAAATTAAAACAAAATGGAAAAGAAAAAACTTACAAAGATCAATTTTACTCTAGAAGAATGGTTCGATGCCCTAAAAGTACCAACTCCTCACCGAAATAAAAAGAAATATTACAAGAAAACCAAGCATAAAGGTAAGGGAGAGGATTGTTAATAACTTTAACAAAAAATTAACATAAAAATGTTTCCGGTTTGAAATATTTTGCTTATATTTACATATACAAATTAAAACAAATAAATCATGAAAAAATTATTATTAATACTTACGATTTCAATTTTTTTAACATCATGTGTAGAAAATGTAAAACCAGAAGGAACTGTAACCGAACAATATGGAGTTAAATTCCTATTTAAAAAGGATGGAATAAAAATGTATAGATTTTTTGATAAGGGTCATTATCACTATTTTACGTCAAAGGGAGAGACAATGACATCACAAAGTTCCGGTAAAACTAACTACGAAGAAAGCATCAATTAATATGAAAGTAATCTACATGGAGCAAACGTTAAACTTAATAGCAGCTCAAAACATCGAAATCGCCAAATCAATTATTTCAACAGGAATTGTAAAACAATCAGAAGTTGGAACTTATTTATTAATTGAAACAAAATTAGAAGAACAAATATAATCATTATGGAAAAATTAGCAACAGGAATTGGAATGATTTTAGGTGGAATCGCCTTGATAATCTTCGCAGCAATCTTATTGGCATGGCCAGTACAATTATTATGGAATGGATGTTTAGTTCCCGCAGTTGACGGAACCCACTCAATTGGATTTTGGCAAGCAATGGGATTAAACTTTTTATTCTCAATTTTATTTAAAGCATCAACTTCTTATAACAAAAAGTAATGGAGACTGTAATTTTTGATCTTGATGGAACTTTAGCAAACATCGATAAAAGACGCGCTTTAGCAACCAAACCAGATGGAAAAATGGATTGGGATGTTTTCTTTGCACCTGAAAATATTAAATTAGATGAACCAAATCATCCAGTTATTAAAGTCTTAAAGGCTTTAACTGAACAATATTGTATTGTAATTTTCAGTGGAAGAGACGATATTAGCGTTAATGAAACTATCGAATGGTTGGCTTCTTTCGGAATCTATCCAGACATGATTAAAATGCGACGTCATGGTAGTTATGTACCAGATGATAAATTAAAAAAATTATGGCTAGATGATTTAAGAAAAAAAGAACATAACGTTATTTGCGCTTTTGATGATCGAGACAAGGTTGTTAAAATGTGGAGAGATAATGGAGTTCCTTGTTTTCAAGTAGCAGAAGGTAATTTTTAAAAACAAAATATGCCAGAATTAGCAGAACTAAGACTTACCGCGGATTATATTAACCAAGAAGGAAATGGCAGAATTTTCACAAAGATCAAAAAGAATCCAGTTCATAAAGGAGCCGATATTTTTGAAGAGATTGATTTCCCATTTGTACTTTCAGCCGAAAGCCGTGGAAAGGAATTAAGATTAGAAATAACATCAGTTCCAACAAATGCTCCAGATAAAAAGGTTCATCACTTAATGATGGGTATGGGAATGGCTGGTCATTTTAATTGGGTCCCTCCTGGAACAATTTCAAAACATTCACATTTAAAATTTGTATCTGAAGATGGTACTCTTGATTTTGTTGATGTTCGTAGATTTGGGAATTGGAAATGGGGCAATTGGAATAAAGATCGTGGACCAGATCCAACTGTGCAATTTCAGGACTTTGTTCGAAATATCAAAGATAACTTACACAAAAAAGATTTTGACAAACCGATTCACGAGGTTTTAATGAATCAACGATGGTTTAACGGTATTGGTAATTATCTTAGAGCTGAGATTTTATATCGAGTTGATGTAGATCCATTCATTTCTGCAAGAGAAGCCTTAACAAAACACTCTGAATTATATTCATTATGTCGAGAAATTCCAAGCAAAGCCTATTTATTAGGAGGTGGAGAACTCAAAGATTGGAAAAATCCATTTCAATTTGAAACTCTTGAAGATGTTAAAATGGGCTGGAGAGAATTCATGCAATGTTATGGAGTCACTGGAATGGCAACAATAATTGATAAAGGTGGTCGAAGATTTTGGTACGACCCTAAATGGAACAAATAAAATATATGAAAAACATACTTGTAACAGGAGGTGCTGGTTTTGTCGGATCTTCTCTAATTAAAAAACTTAAAGAATCCCATCCGGATTCTACAATAGTTAGCTTAGATAATTATTTTACAGGAAAGGAAGAGAATCATGTCTCTGGCGTAGAATATTATCACGGGCATACTTGGGAAGCCGACCATATTTTAAGAAACAGAGAATTCGATACAGTTTTCCATTTTGGAGAATATAGTAGAATTGTTAAATCGTTTGAAGATATTGATTTCGTTCATCGTAGTATTCTGTCAGGAACACCTGTAATTCTTGAGCTTTGTAGAAAATGGAATGCAAAACTTATTTATTCAGCAAGTTCAAGTAAATTTGGAAATGACGGTAAGGATGAGAATTTGAGCCCATATTCTTGGATGAAATCAAAAATGGTAGAACTAATCAAGAACTATAGCAATTGGTACGGTTTAAATTATGAGATATGTTATTTCTTTAATGTTTATGGTCCTGGCCAAATAACATCGGGCGATTACGCGACAGTTGTTGGAATCTTTGAAAGACAATATCGTGCCGGAGAATTATTAAGCGTAGTTTCACCAGGAACTCAAACAAGAGATTTTACACATGTTGATGATATTGTAAGTGGACTTATTAAAGCTGCCGAAAAAGATCCAGCAATGAATCATGAATGGCATTTACGATCTGGTACTAATGTTTCAATGATAGAATTAGCAAATATGTTCAATAGTGCATATACCCTAATACCTGAACGAATGGGAGAAAGATTTGCAAGTGAAGAATTTCCATCAGATACTGAAACTTTATTAGAATGGAAGCCTATAAATAACTTAAACGATTGGATTAACAATATAATAACAGAATGAACGGAAAAATTGCAATTGTCGGAGCTGCGGCAACAGGTAAAGATTACCTAAGAAAAAGAATGATGGACCGTGGAATGGTCTATGGAGTTTCATGCACAACCAGACTTCCTAGAGAAGGCGAAGTACATGGAAAAGATTACTACTATTTAACGCCAGAAGAATTCGAATCTAAAATTGAAAGAGGAGAATTCGTAGAATGGCAGGATTTTAATGGTTGGAAGTATGGATTAACCAAAGATGAATTTGAAAGATGTGATGTAATGATTCTGAATGCTGAGGCAGTCACTCTTTTACATGCAGATTATCGAAACAGATTGTTTGTTATATACTTAGACATTGCCGAAGAAACCCGTAGGGAACGCTTAGGTGTTCGAGCTGATAAAAACGATGAAACAGATCGAAGAATTAATGCAGACAATGAACAATTTAGAAACTTTTTGGATTTTGATTGTAAAATAACTAATGAAAATTTTTAATAATATATAAACTCTAAAACAAATAACAATGGCGAAAGCAAAAACATTAAGTCAATTAAAAGACCTACGTGCTCAATTAGAAATTGAAGTTAACGAGGCACAAACAGAATTAGCAACTAGAGAATATTCTGTAAATTTAGAAAACACACAAAACATTAATGCAATTTTAAAACAAATTGACAAGAGTTATGAGTGGAACATTAAAAATGCTGCTTTCTTGATTAATCTTTATGATTCAATTACTGATCAGAAAAAAATCAATGCAAACGCAGAAGAAAAAACTTCTGCAATTCTTTTGAATTCTATGCAACTTAATACACTTTACACGGTATTGACTAACATCTCAGGAACTGGTATTGAATCAGCTAGAACATTCACTAGATTATTAACAAACGTAGGAGCTCAAATCTCAGAGGCCTTAAAACAAACTGCAGACGATAATAAAGTTGTTCAACAAAAACATGTTGAATTGGCAGAATTAGATCTTGCAATTGAAAAAGATTCTAAACCAACTGTTGAAGTTGAAGAACTAACAAAATAATACTATGAAACTAGCAAGTAAATCTAAAAAAAGATTAGATCTGCTAGAAGCTATCCTAGAAGGAATCACAACACGTGATATATTCGAAACAATTGATTATAAGTCTCAGAGTGAGGATAAAATAAAGCAATTTATTTATCCTCACCTTCTTACTCAGTTAACAGAGTATGTTATGGAGAAAAAAGGCTTTAGCAGGGGTCTTGCCAAAGAAAAGGCAAGAACAATGATTAAATGGGAGGGTAATGTAAATACAACCGTGAAAAATATTCAATTCATGGGTACTGCAAACCGACCAGATATGACACTTGAAAGCGATGGAGTGAGTATTGCTATTGAATTTAAAAAAGGTGATCGCGGAGCCTCTCTTAGAGAAGGTTTCGGACAATCTTTAATTTATTCAACTGCTTATGATTTTGTTATTTTTATGTTTATCGACACATCAGATGAGGGTAAAATAGTAAATGGCTCAACCGCAATTAGTGAACAGAGATTCCTACAAAACTTGTGGGATAATTTTAATGTAAAATTTGCAATCGTATAAATGAAAGTATTTGTAACATCAAACCAGCAATTTGGTAGACCAGGGGCGATCAAAGCATATAAAAGACCATTCGATTCTTTAAATGAAATGAACCAAGAACTTCTTAATGCTTGGAATTCAGTAGTTTCGCCTGAAGATATTGTATATGTTCTTGGTAACTTTGCATGGGATCCTGAAACATCAGAAGTATTTATCAAGCACCTTAACGGAGATATTATAGTTATTAGTGGTGAATATGATAAGGCAACAGCCGACGTCGCGATGACCCTAGGATTTGATGATATAGACTTTTTATATAACTCTATTGAAGAGCATCCTGAAGCGAACGTTGTAATGTCGTATTGGCCATTAACAGATTGGCCAAGAAAATCAAAAGGATCTTATTCTATTATAGGACATCCTAGTTCTAAATATAAAACAGACCATAAAACAAGAATAATTAATTGCGCATGTGATAATTGGGAATACAGACCAGTTGAAGTAACAAAGCTTATTGAATTGTTCGAAGAAGTTAACCAGTAAAATGTTAATAACTTTAACAAAAAATTAACAAAAAAGATTTTTATTATTCACAAATTATAGTTATATTTACATTATAATTATTTAAACAAACTAAATCCCCACAAATGGCAAGTTACAGAGAATTAACAGAAAACTTTTTACAAACGCGTTCAGACGCTGATTTTACAGCATTATTCTACAAAGTTAAACCAGGACTTACGTCTTATATTAACAAAATTGTCAAAGATAGAGAATTAGCAGAAGATATTGCTATTAATACATTAACAAAAATGTGGACTAAAATCGATCAATACGATCCACAATACCAAATTACAACTTGGTTATATCGTATTGCTTTCAATGATGCATTAGGACATATTAGTAATAGAAACAAACAATCATCTCTTGATAAATTATCAGAGTTTGGCGTAGAAATTAATGAAGCTGGAGAATTCACAACTGGATTACAAGGAGCATTCGAGGATTACGAATTAAAAACTGAACAAGATTTCATCGATGAAGATAATGAATTGATGGACAAATATGGTAGAACTTTAAAAGCTATCGATTCATTAAAAGAAGCTTACAAAGGTATTATCGTAGACCGTTTAATTAATGATATGAAATACGAAGAAATTGCAGAGAAACATAACTTGCCTCTTCAAACAATTAAAAATCGTATTCGTCGTGGCAAAGCAATCATCGAAGAATCTGTATTATAATGGTAGTTGTAGTTTATAGAAAATCAGAACGTTCAAAAACAAAATACATGACAGTATTTTTAAATGAACAAAATCCTGATAGAATTATCAATGGTCGAGCCCGAAAGCCCCTAATTCCTGATGAGTATATCATTGATGAAATTGGAGTTGGCGAAAGCTTTATTAACGAATATAAAAAACATCATAAAATTAAGAAACACGAAAGTGTTGAATAATTTAACATAAATTTAACACTCCAGATTTTTTAGTCTGGAGTTTTTTATTTATATTTACATATCAAATTAAAACAAACAAAAATGATTGAAATACTTGGATACGCTGCAATGATCCTAACATCCTCCTCTTTTTTAATGACGGACGTTAAAAAGCTAAGATTGGTTAATATCGCTGGATGCATTGCATGGATTACTTATGGTTCAATTTTAGAATCAGTTCCGGTTATTATAACTAACGTACTAATTTTAGGAATTAATTTATATAAATTAAAAAAATGAAAAATTTAATATTACTTAGAGGATTACCTGGAAGTGGGAAATCAACAACTGCAGTGTTATTAGGGGCTGGTAGTTCCGGAACTGCTCACTTTGAAGCTGATATGTTTTTTATGAGAGATGGAGAATATAAATTCGACGTTACTCAAATCAAAGAGGCCCATAAATGGTGTCAAAGTTCGGTAGAACGCGCAATGTTTCTAGGACATAATAGTGCAATCATAGTTTCAAATACATTCACTCAAGAATGGGAAATGGAAGTTTACTATAAACTTGCTGAACAATATGGTTATCGAGTAACTTCCCTAATCGTAGAAAACAGACATGAAGGAGTTAATGTTCATGGAGTTCCTCAAGAAACCTTGGACAAAATGAAACAAAGATTTGAAATTAAACTATAATATATAGATTATGAAAAAAGCAATAATGACCTTTGAAAAATACACTACCTATTCAGAATTAGAAAAAGGCAAGTGGGGTTCTCCTGAAGAACTATTACAAGACGCTAAATTCGTAGTTTCTAGAGTCCTACCGACTAATGACGAAAAATGGATTAAAGATATTCAAGACCAATCAACAAGTGATGGTATTAAATTTCAAGTGACCCTTTCGGAAGGTGATGTTATTCACATGTTCATGACTGCTAAATGGAGAATGACAACAGATTCATGGGAATTCTATTTAAACAAAAAGAAAACTAAGGTTGCTGATTTAACAAAGACATTAGAAGGGAAATACATGTCAGAACTTGAGAAATTCTTAAAGTATGCATTTTCATATGATTTCTACGCTCAATATATTGATGATGGTAGAAAATATAAAAGTGCGACTGAAAATAATAGTATGATTGAGGCAAACTTTAAGGCATTAAGTTCTAGTGATAAAAAACTGGCAATAGAAGCATTAGAGGCAAAATTTGGTAAAGAAGAAGTGGGAAAGATATTCAAGTAAAATTGTTAATAACTTTAACATAAATTTAACAATCCAGATTTTTTAATCTGGATTTTTTTGTTTATATTTACATATCAAATTTAAACAAAACCATTATGGCAAACGGAACTTACACAGACGAAGAATTAAATCAAATGTATGCATCAGGAGTATTAACAATGGAAATGTTATTAAAAACAATATAAAGATGAAAACAAATTTAAAAGTACTAAATTTTCAAGAAGCAGACGGAGTTACTAATGGTTCATCGCACAAAGGTTATATTAATGCGACTTATAGTCAATTGATAGAAACTTTAGGAGAACCTACATATGACGAACCTTCAGGAGACGACAAAGTTCAAGTAGAATGGGTCGTAGAATTTAACGATGAGATATTTACAATTTATGATTGGAAAACATTCTCAAGAAATTACACTGAAAATGAATTAACACAGTTTAATGTTGGAGGTACAACTTATGCTGGAGATTTCACAGACAAAATAGAATCATTAATTAAATAAGTATGGAAACGAGTTTTAAAGTCGCAAAATACGAAAAGACCGATGAAGGATTTAAACAAACTGGATACGATGAATATTTAATCACATATCTTAAGGGTAAGAAACCTCATCAAATTAGAATAGTTGTCGACGGTATTTTAACTAAAAGAACCATTAATTTAATTGATGGTAAATCAGGCTATAAAAACCAAATACTATCCGCAATAAGTGATGTTAAAAATGCTAAAATTGATTTAACACAAAGACCATCCGAAAAGAAAAAAGTAACTTTAGGATATATTGGAACATTTTATAGCAAATTAATTGTTAGAAATGTTAAGAATTATTTAATAGGAATAAACAAAGAAGAAAGTAGAGATAAAATAACTAAATTTGAATTAATATAATGGAAAATCAAAATTCAGTTTGCTATGTAGGGCAAATCACAGAAATCAGACCAATTGAAGGTGCTGATAACATCGAATTAGCAATTGTTGGTGGGTGGAATGCGGTCACTAAAAAAGGTGAATTTAACCAAGGTGCTTTAGTAGCAATTGCAACTACAGATGCTGTAATTCCACAGGAATTGTCAGATAAAATGGGAGTAACTTCATACTTACGTAAAGGTCAAAGAGTACGTACTGTAAAATTACGTGGAGTTTATTCAGAATGTTTGATTATTCCAATCATTCATATCAAAGCATCAAGTATTAGAGAGGGTAGAGACCTAATGGATGAACTTGGTATTACTAAGTTCGAACCACCTGTAAAACAAGTGCAATTAGCGAATGGTAAAAAGATTCGTTACCAATCTAACCCGAATTTTACAGTTTACTATAAGTTTCCGAACTTAAAGAATGTTGCTGGATTATTCACAGAAGAGGATGGGGTTCAAATTACCCGTAAATTACACGGTACAAATGCACGTTTCGGTATTGTTCGTAAGAATAAATTATCGTTCTTTGATAAATTAAAGAAATTCTTTGGACTTGCTGACGAATGGATTGGTTACGAATATGTGTATGGTTCTCATAACGTGGAGAAAGGGAGTGATTCTCAGGGATTCTATTCAACTGATGTTTGGAGAACTATTGCCGAAGATTATGGTATCAAACAAAAATTATGGGAAGCTGTAAAAACTAGAGATACTGAAGAGATCGGTGGAGGATTTGTTCTATATGGAGAAATCTATGGTGCAGGAATTCAAAAGAATTACGAATATGGTTTAACCGATATCAAATTCGCTGGATTCGATATCACAATCGATGGTAGATACGCAGATACTGATTTGGCGCAATATATCATTGAAGATGTATTAGAACTTCCACACGTTGAAGTACTTTATGATGGTTTATGGAATCAAGAGGTACAAGACGGTTTTGTATTTAATAATTTCATTGAAGGAACTAAAGTGCCGCATGAAGGAATTGTAATCAAACATGTTACTGGTGAAAGACAAAAAGTTGCGAAAGTAATTAATCCAGACTATTTGATTTATGGTGAAAAGAATAACGTTGGAGATTCTCACTAATGAAACTAATCATATTTAATATAGGTTATATAGGACATGGTAGCTCGAGTATTTTGAGCTACCATCCCTTTGTATGGCATGATTGCGATATTAGAACATTTTCTAAAAAATTAAGACAGAAAGGAAATATTCAAAAATTATTTAAGTGGGCTAAAGATTCATATGTTCCTCCATCAACAATCACATTATTCATAACGATTATTGAAGACGATACGGAATGGTCTTACACCATTAAAATGATTAATGTTAGAGAATACAGAGCACATTGGGAGAAAGTATATAAAAAAGAATGGAAAGATGTCAGTAGATTATAAAAAAGTCCTATTAGGAATGTTAGGCGAAAAGATTGTAGCAAAACATTTTAGAGATAATGGACATCAAGTCGATGAGTCCTTAAATGTTTTTGATTCTGAAAAGGATATGATAATTGATGGAAATAATGTTGAGGTAAAAACAAATGCACCCTTAATTTATTTTGATTCATTCTCAATTCCTAAAGGTCAATACAACAAAATTATGAATTCACATCGAGTTTATTGGGTTTCAGTCCCTTTACAGACAAAAGATGACCAATTTTCCGGCTGTATTTTTGAAATGGACCCTAAAATTGCAAAGCTACATACAATTACATTTAATTCTGGACAAACAACAATTGGTCTTAAAAGACAACAAGAAGGAATGAAAATAATTCATAGAATTGAGGACAGATCCCTTTTAAATCATCTGAGAGACCTTTCATCATCTTATTTATAAGATATATAATCTATGAAAAAACTAAAAACATTCGAAGAATTTTCGGCGAACCAGATAAAGTGCGATGAATGCGGCTGGAAATGGAGGCTCGAAGAGGGTGGAGATGATGTTTATATTTGTCACGAATGTGGACACGATAATTCTCCAGAACATGTTCAAGAAGCAGAAGAAAAAGAAACATCTAGAGAGGAACTAGATAATGCTGCAATCAATAAAGCATTGGATAAAAAGGCAAAAGAATCTGGAGTTCCGATCGGAATTATTAGAGCTGTAATGCGCAGAGGAATGGGAGCTTGGAATTCTAGCCACCATCCAGGAGCAACACAAGAACAGTGGGGTTATGCCCGTGTAAATGCATTCCTTGAAAAAGGTGATGGTACTTGGCAAAAAGCAGATGCTGATTTGGCTAAAGAGGTCAGAGATGGCGGACATGACGAAAAGTTACCTTATAAAGTTGAAGAGTCCCTAAATGAGGCTGAAGAAACTTATAATGACTATCCAGCTGCTGCAAAAGCAAACGCAAAGAAAGCACTTGATTGGAGAGATGAATATGGTCGCGATGAGGTAACTGCAGGTACTCCAGTTGGATGGCAGAGAGCGAATCAATTGGCAAAAGGAGAAAAGCTTTCCCGAGATGTTATTAGTAGAATGGCACAATTTAATCGACATAGAAAAAATTCAGAAATAAATCCAGAATATAAATCAACACCATGGAAAGATAATGGATATGTTGCTTGGTTAATTTGGGGTGGAGATGAAGGAGTCGATTGGGCGATTAAAAAAATAAAAGAAATCGATGAAAAAGGTTAAACTTTTCGAAGAGTTCTTAAATGAGGAAATGGTCCTTAAAGATTTAGAGGGTAAGTTCGGAATTAAGTTGGATGTATTTAATACCCCAAATTATGTCGAACTTACAAGAATTGAAATACCTAAAGAAAAAAGGGGAGAGGGAATTGGCACTGAAGTTATGGATTTGGTAATTGCATTTGCAAATGCACAAAACAAACCAATATATTTAACTCCATCAAAAGATTTTGGGGCAACATCAGTTTCACGATTAGAGAAATTTTATAAAGGTCTAGGTTTTGTAAAAAACACAGACAAGAGTTTAACAAGAAATACAATGGTAAAATACCCAACAAATGGAAAGAATTAAATTATTCGAAGAATTCTTAACAGAATCAATCGAAAACAAAGTTAAATTTCAGCTAATTAAATTCTTACACGAAGGTGTTAAGATGATCTCTGTTGATTCTATCAATGAAGGATTAGTCGATAAGGCTCAATTTGAATTGGATCTTATGATGAAAAATGCTGAAGGTAAAGATGAAGGTGGGACTCCAATTATTAAAGAGTTTGTGCCTGAAGTAATGGCATTAGTAAAGAAATTTGCTGATTCTGGTCAAAGCGGTGGCTCAGCTCCATTTACGAGTGCAGTTATTGTTCAAGTGTTACAGAAATTATTAGCGCAGGAGCCACTTGGAGAAGGAATCATGGGAACAGACGAAGAATGGTCAGATTGTTCAATATACGAAGACGCTGAAGAAGGCACTGGAACTTTTCAAAATATGAGACTTAGTTCGGTTTTCAAAGAAGGTAAAGAAGGTCAACCATATTACTTAGATTCAATCGTATGGATTCCTGAAGGAAAAGATTATGGTTTTACAGGTCATGTTAGTATAACTGAGGGCAGCGAAGAACAAATTGGTTGTATGCATTATATTAAATCATTTCCATTTACACCAAAAACTTTTAAAATTGCAGTTAAAGAAAAAGAATATCGTAAATTAAAAGATGGTTCTTTAGTTGAAGAAGAAGGTGGAGGCTGGTGGGAAAGCTGGTTAGCAGATCCTAAACAATTAGATGAGGTTTGGGAATATTACGATAAAAAAGAAAACAAGAAATAATGAAACATATAAAAGTATTCGAAGACTTCTTAAATGAAGCGGAAGACGGAACAGTTACATTAAATGTAACTATTTCTAATATTGACCAAGAAACTGCAGACGATTTTTTAAAAATGTTTGCATTCATGGAATGGTGTGGTGCTGTAGGTTCTGGTAGAAGCTTTAAAGCATATTTTGACGGAGATGGTCATTTTAGACCAAAGATTAAAGTTGAAGGTATAGATTTAAAAGATGTTGATTTAACTGGAGATTATGATGATGAAAAGGATGATACACTTGACTTAGATTTTGGAGCATAATTAATAAAAGAAATAGATATGAAAAGAATAAAATTATTTGAAGAATTCATGAACGAAGCTGAAAAACCAACTTACGATTCTAATTGTGCAATGTTATATTTTGACTTTCCGCAGATGAAAGCAATTCATAAAGAAATTAGTGCAGAAGACATTTATCATGATGATAATAATGGAGGTCATGGATTAGAAACAGAACCTCACTGTACCCTATTATATGGTTTAAAACCAGATGTATCGTTAGAGCAGGTAAGGGAAAAGCTGGATGGCTTTGATTTTGGAGAATGTTTAGCCCACAATATTTCCCTATTTGAAAATGAAAAATTTGATGTACTTAAATTTGACATTAAGGGAGATAATTTACATGCTGCAAATAAATCTCTATGCGAACTACCATATTCGTCAGACTATCCGGATTATCATCCACACATGACAGTTGCATACTTAAAACCTGGAAAGGGGAGTAAATATTTAAAGATTTTAAATTCACAAGAGCATTCGCTGAAACCGCTACATATTGTTTATAGTATGGCAGACGGAACAAAGCACACTATGAATTTATAAAACTTTAACATAAATTTAACAATCCAGATTTTTTAGTCTGGATTTTTTTGTTTATATTTACATATCAAATTTAAACAAGATGATTAGAAATAAACAAGAAAAAACTGGAGCAATTATTATAGATCTAACAGGACCTGATGGTAATGCATTTGTTCTTATGGCATACGCTAAACGATTTGCAACCCAATTAGGATGGAAAGATCGAGGTGCTGCCCTAATTAATGAAATGATGAATGGAGATTACGAACATCTCTTACAAGTTTTTGATAATGCATTTGGTGAATTTGTAATCCTAGAAAGATAATGGCAAAATATAAGATACCTCGACACGGAGTATTTCAAACTTTTGGAATTGTTAAAACCTTAAACGGTACCTTTATATGCCCGGGTTGGATTCCTGTTGAAGATGGTACTACCAGAGATGATGTAGAGTTCAGTGATGATATAATAATTGAACCAGTAAGTGATTCAACAGAAGTGAAGCCAGAGCCTCAAAAAGACATGGAGTTTAAGGTTCCTTCATCAAATGGAAAATCTGAATATGTTGTTAAAAGACAACGAGGCATTTGGAGCTGTAATTGTCCAGCTTCAACTTTTAGACGAGGCAATTGTAAACATATTAAAGAACTTGAAACAAAAGTCGATTCTTTAGTATAATTAAAGTAATAAGAATAACAGCCCCGTAGGTAAACGGATATACCGCCGCTCTTCTAAAGCGGATTTCCAAGTTCGATTCTTGGCGGGGCTACTATGAAACATAAGTTTCATGATTAACTAAATAAATTTTAAAATGAAAAAAGTAATTTTCGCATTAGCTTTGGTAGCTACATTAGCAGTAGGTTGTAACAAAACAACTGCAACATCAGAAACATCAACAGATTCAACAGCAGTTCAAGTTGATTCAGTAGCAGTAGATTCAACAGTAGTCGATACTGTAAAAGTTGACACTGTAAAGTAATTAAAATTTTAAAAACTTCTTGAGTAATTGGGAGTGGTCAATCAACAACCCAACGAAGGTTCAGGTAAATTATAATATGATACAGGATTGGCGAGCCTAAATATAGTAAGTAGCAAGTTGATATTTTTTTAAAGTGATTGAACAAGTTTTAATATCAGCGAAAATAGTCAGGTGGCGGAATAGTTAGGAATATTAAAGATCCTTTCATGGTAGACGCTCTTGTTGGGTATGGTCGGCTAAACAAGACTAGACGTAGATACAGGTTCGAATCCTGTCCTGACAACAAATTAAATAAAGATGCAAACAAAGATAGTTCATCTTAAAAAAGAACCTTACGATGTTTATATCGGAAGACCCTCAAAATGGGGAAATCCATATTCACATAAAGAAGGGACCCTTGCAGAATTTAGGGTCAAGAATAGAGCAGAAGCCCTAGAAAAATATGAAAAATATCTTCTAGAAAATGAAACTTTATTTAATTCTTTGATAGAATTACAGGGAAAGACTCTTGGATGTTGGTGTAAGCCAAATAAATGTCACGGAGATATTCTGGTAAAGTGGTCAAATTCACTCGGAAATGAACTTTTTTAAAATAATTAAAAATAGTTCAAATTAAAGTGAAATTTAATGAAACAAAAAGATATATAGATCTATAATATACATAAGAAAATTAAATCTTATATATAGATTAGAACAAACAAAAACAATTAAAATGCAAGCAATTCAAAAACATATCATTATGGAACAACCAGTCCTTACGACAGGCAACCCGATATGTGAGCAGTATTTTAGTAATTCGGATTGGAAGCAAGACGGTTCTTTTGGAAACAAAAATGTTAATATGAGTTAAATCTATTAACATACAAAATATTCAAAAGGACCTTTCAGAAATGAATGGTCCTTTTTTGATTTTACAGGTTCGGTTGGTCGATTGGTTAGGCACAGGATTGCAAACTCTGATAAGTTGGTTCGATTCCAACACCGGACTCAAAAAGAAAACTTTAACATAAATTTAACATTTAAAGTTTTCGGGTTTAAAAAGTTTTGATTATATTTACATATCAAAATTTAGAACAAATGTTCATTGACATCTTGGCATAGAAATTAAGGAGGATTGGCAGAGTGGTCGATCGCGGCGGTCTTGAAAACCGTTGTACCGCAAGGTACCGTAGGTTCGAATCCTACATCCTCCGCAAAATTGCCCGAGTGGTGGAACTGGTAGACACAGCGGTCTTAGAAGCCGTGGCGAAAGCTTGAGGGTTCGACTCCCTCCTTGGGTACAAAAATGTTCCTACAGTATCTACGGATTCTATAAAGAAAAGAAACATCCATGGAAGTTTCATGATAGGATGGTCACCTATCAAATTTGCCTCCTTAGCTCAGTTGGTAGAGCAGATCATTTGTAATGATCAGGTCGTTGGTTCGAGCCCGACAGGAGGCTCAAAAATTTGGCTCGTTAGTAGAGTTGGTTACAATGTCGCCCTGTCACGGCGAAGGTCATGGGTTCGAGTCCCATACGAGCCGCCAAATTAACTGGTAGTAGAGGAGCCCGGTTTATCTCGCTGGCCTTGGACGCTAGAGCACGCAGGTTCGAATCCTGCCTACCAGACAATGCATTGATCGCCGGTTACAAGCTTCGGTCCTTAACGCAACAATCGGTTGTGAGTTATTTGGACAAGCCGGACAAAGGCTCTAGGTGGTGCTAGAGTAAATTGGACTTGTAGCTCAGAGGAAGAGCGTTCGCCTGTTAAGTGAAGGGTCGGGATTTCGAAATTCCCCAAGTCCGCAAAATGCTGCCATCGTCTAACGGTTAGGACATTAGGTTTTCATCCTAAAAATCGGAGTTCGATTCTCCGTGGCAGTACTGTGAAACTTTTTGCCATTTCCATAGATATATAGATTATAGAAAAATATCTAAATATCCATGGAAAGAGCTCAAAGAAGAAAATATCACTACATTTATAAAACTACATGTATTATTACAAACAAGTTTTATATTGGAATGCATTCAACAGATAATCTAGAAGATGGTTATATTGGTTCAGGCAAAAGATTATGGTATTCAATCAATAAACATGGTAAAGACAATCATGATTGCGAAATATTAGAATTCTTACCTGATAGAAAAACATTAAAAGAAAGAGAAAAACAAATCGTTAATGTTGAATTGATTAACGAAGAGTTATGTATGAATCTTCAATTAGGAGGTGGTGGAGGAATATCAGACGATACACACAGTCTAAACCTACGAGAAGGCGCTAGAGTATGGTTAAATAACAAATGGAGCAATATTGACTATTCTATTAGAATGAAAGAAATATTAAGAAATGGATCTATTAAAAACCATAAGAGTGGAAATGTAAAATATGATAATTTCACTGGTAAATCTCATTCAGAAGAAACTAAAAGAAAAATAGGAGAATCTAATTCCCTTAAACAAAAAGGATCTAATAACTCTCAATATGGAAAGTGTTGGATAACAAACGAAATTGAATCTAAGAAAATCAATAAAGGTGATATGATACCTGAAGGATGGAGATTAGGTCGTAAAATCATATAAAATAAGCTTAAAACCAGTTCGCGTTAAGGTAGAAGTAGTCTCGTGCGGCGACGATGCAACAGTCGTTGAGTCTTTTAGAACAAGACGTTAAACAATTCGAAACCTTGGAATGTCAATTATTCCTAAAACTACCAAGGAAGGTGCTGTTGGTGACCTTCCAAATTCAGGCATTTAGCTCAGTTGGTTAGAGCGCCTCGCTGATACCGAGGAGGTCAATGGTTCGAGTCCATTATTGCCTACATATTAATACTCCTTCGTATAACGGTTAGTACACATGGTTTTGATCCATGCGGCAGTGGTTCGATTCCATTAGGAGTAACAAAGTGGTTTGGTTGAGAGATTATTCCGGACGTTGGCTTTAATAACGTGAAAACTCTAAACGGTCTTTTAGCTCAGTCTGGTAGAGCGCCTCGCTCATAACGAGAGGGTCCTAGGTTCGAATCCTAGATGGACCACAATTGTTAATAACTTTAACAAAAAATTAACATAAAAAGTTTTCAGGATTGAAAAAAATTGTTTATATTTACATAACAAATTAAAACAAACGTTATTTGAAATCTTGGTAAATAATGCAGATATCGTATAATGGTCATTACTTCAGACTTCCAATCTGAAGATGGGAGTTCGATTCTCCCTATCTGCTCAATTTAATAATTATTCCAGCGAGTTCTGGTAAGCATCAGAGGGTAACATCTGACTGGCAATTATAATTATTAAGAGGTAAGGAAAAGACTAACAAATTACTTTAAGACGTTAGAGATAGGGTCGCTCCCTAATCAAAGATGCGCTTCGAAACCTTAGTAATAAGGCAGCTTAAAGTAAAACGCATAGGTAACTGAAATAATGTGGTTCGAGTCCACATCCGTAATAGTCAAAGGGAAAGCATTTAGAGGTTGATGCATACATTATAACAGAGCTGCAGCTCTAGGAGTGGTCTGGTTAAAGTCGTACAAGTACAGACAAATGGTTCGAATCCATTCACTTCGCAAATATGAGCGTTGAAGCACAATTGGACGTGCAACCGGTAATAGGCCGGATTAGGTTATAGGTTCGAATCCTATCTCTGCTCCAAATGATTATGAGGCCATTGGTTGGCGGCACCTCCCCAAGGTTGAGTTGAAATATACTCTTTATGGTAAAGCTGAAATTGGTTCGAATCCAATCATAATTACAAAAGGTATAGGCGCAAAACTTCTTCCATTTTTAATAGAACGCTGACAATCTGGAAAGACAGGTATTTATTGCGATGCAGGTGCATTGACGGTCTCATGAGCCGTATTGGTAGATATACCCAACAGAGGTTCGAGTCCTTTAATCGCAACAAATCTTAAGAGTAATTACCTTAAGGCTGTCAGGTTCGAAACTGACGATTGATTATGGTGTAAAGGCGCACAGTAGAATGGAGTAAGGTCGGAGTACCTGAAAGAGGAAACAGGATTATGGTTCGAATCCATCCTAATCAGCATATATTGCGGGGTAGAGCAGAGGTAGCTCAGCGGGCTCATAACCCGAAGGTCGCAGGTTCGAATCCTGCCCCCGCTACTAAATGATTGTATACTAGTAAAGGTAAAACTAGGTCTGCCGGTAAATCAGACGTCTAACGACTAGGTTAATGAAAGATGATGAAAGTGTCGCGAGTTAGTAATCATCACGGTTCGAATCCCCTTACAGTCACAAAGAGAAAAGTTGAAGGTAATAATAGTTGCGGCGATTAGTGTAGCGGAGAACACGCTGGCCATAGGGGCCGGAATCATAGGTTCGAATCCTATATTGTCGTAGTAAAATACTAGACGCAATAAAAGAAACCGGAAGTGTAGTAACGTGACAGACATTTAAGTTGCAAATAAAATGTTTGGTGTAGTTAAGTCTTGCATGGATTCGCGGTCTTAGGTAAGATGTTTCTTTTATACTCTTTAAAAGTTTTAATGTTGGCTCTAGTTCTTTAAAAACGTAATTGCCTACACCAGACTTCGTAGCTCAATCGGTAGAGCACCAAGCTTTTAACTTGGGGGTAGTGGGATCGTAGCCCGCCGGGGTCACAAATGCTTCATACACAATTCTGCAATCTCTCAGTTAAAAGCTGTTGCAGACGTAAATGAATAATCCAATATGGTTATTAGTTGTGAACATTATGAAGCTCCATGCACCTTTAGCTCAGTTGGTTCAGAGCGCCTCGTTTACACCGAGGAGGTCGTAGGTTCGAATCCTTCAAGATGTACAAGGAGTTGCCAATCTCAAGTGCTGGGTAATTGAAACATATTATCAGATGAGCCCATCAAAATTGGATATTTTTGAACTACTGTAACATTTTTTACACATTCGAATAGATATATAGTATATAAACATACTTAATATTATGAAAAAATGCGAAAATTGCGGAAATGAACATGAAGGAACTTACGGTTCTGGTAGATTTTGTTCAACTAAATGTTCAAGGGGTTTTAGCACAAAGGCCAAAAGAACAGAAATTAATGAAAAGGTTAGTAGAACTTTAAGTTCTGATAATACCGGTAAAGATGAAAGGAAATCTATTAGATCTATAGCAAAACATGCTGCATATGTTAGAAAGGTAGAAGCAACATCAATACTTGATATGAGTAATAGAACCACTATGAAAATATTAAGAAGAATGAAATTACCATGTTTTTCATGTGGATGGTTTCATGATGGTGTTGTAGGAGATGTACATCATATTATTCCACGCAAGGATGGAGGAAGTAATGAAAATACTAATTTAACGTATATTTGTCCAAATTGTCACAGGCTAGCTCATTCAAATGTAATTAAATCTAAAGATCTTATATCTATAGAGGATTATTTAGGAGATTCTTGGAAGAATTATTATTTTACAAAATAAGGGATGTTATACCGTAGGGATAGCGGGAACGACTGTAAATCGTTTGTCTTATGACTCGGGTGGTTTGACTCCATCACATCCCACCAGTTAGTTTTTAGGTCGTACTGTCCTTGAGTTCTAATGTTCTATTAAAAACTCTAAAAAAGGCAAGGAGCTTTGGCAGATCAGGTGATTGCGCTAGACTGAAAATCTAGAGGAGTGGGCTCGA